TCATCGCGCAACGGGCAATTCAGACCACCGGGTAGTGTATGCAGGCGATAACATCTCACGTTTCATCTGCCATGCCTTTTGTATGCCTTGTCCAGCAAACCACACCTTCCCCTTGCCTGATTTATTGATATCGTCCAGAACAGCCATCAACGCGGCACTGTTAGCCTTGGGCTGGTTATCATCGAACAACCCCAATTGAGCCACACCCTGGCTATAGAAATCACCCAGCATCACCCCGCCCTTTTGATAACGATAGCCATCCTTCCATATCGCATCAAGGCACCCTAATGCAGCAGCGATAATGTCCCGTGAATCCTGAGTGGGGATATGAAGCTTAGTGCTCACAATGTTGCCATAGTAAGGCTCATTGAGTGCAAAAGGGCTGGTTTTGATAAAGGCTGATATATGCCTGCAATATTGATGCTCACCACGGAGTTTTTCAGCCGCGCGCACGGCATAGCCGCAGATAGCTTCGCGCATATCCTGATAATTAGTGATCCGCTCGCCAAAGGATCGGCTACACACAATCTGCTGCTTAGTCGGGGCGAACTCTTCCAACTCCAGGCATTGCTCACCATTCAGTTCTCTGACCGTTCGCTCTAATACCACATTGAAGTTTTTACGCACAAACTGTGAATGCGTATCAGCCAGCTGTAATGCCGTGGTGATGCCGAGTAGATTTAGCTTTTTACCCATGCGGCGACCAATACCCCAGATATCCTGTACGGGGGTTATTGCGAGTAATTTACGTTGTCTAACAGGATCGGATAAATCCAATACGCCCCCCGTCTTACTCCACTGTTTGGCTGCATGATTTGCCAGCTTAGCCAGGGTTTTCGTTTGGGCTATCCCTACACCTACAGTGAGGCCAGTCCACTGTAATACCCGCTGCCGAACGTCACGGCCAAACTGATCCAGACTCATGCAATGATTTACCCCAGATACATTCAGAAATGCCTCATCAATTGAGTATATTTCCGTGGCTGGCGACATAGATTCCAGCACAGTCATAACCCGGTTAGACATATCAGCATAAAGCTCGTAGTTACTGCTGAAGGTAACCACACCATATTTTTGGATCAGTTCGCGCATCTTGAAATAGGGTTCGCCCATTTTAATGCCAAGCAATTTGGCTTCACGACTACGGGCTATGACACAGCCATCATTGTTTGACAGAACAACTATCGGCTTCCCCTGTAAGTCCGGCCGAAATACAGACTCACAGGATGCATAAAAGAATTAACGTCAGCGAGGGCAAACATTGGCCGCCTCGTTAATGACATATCTCACTACGCCAAACGTTTCTAAATCGTCGCCACCATCATTCAAAATGATAGGAGCATAGTCTGGATTCATTGCCTCAAGTTGCACAACAGGATGTAAGCACAGTTTTTTTACAGTGAACTCCCCTCCGATTGCCGCGATAATAATGTCGCCATGTTTTGCCGTAATACTACGATCGACAACCAGTAGGGAGCCGTCATAAATACCGGCTCCGGTCATCGAATTGCCAGATACCCGCACAAAGTAAGTCGCCGCAGGATGAGCAATGCATAGCTCATTCAGATCAAGTGGCCGTTCTACATAATCCGCTGCCGGGCTGGGAAATCCAGCAGGGATTTTCTCGCTAAACAACGGGATAGGAACGATTTCACGAAGCGGAGAAAGTTTGTAAAAAATCATCATTCAAATCCATAATTAACTGTATATACATACAGCTTAATGAATGAGATTTTTCTTGTGAAGTGAAATTATGCGCATTTTTAGTAAGCCACTGGATCTTCAAAGAAGATAATTTTTACTGTATCTTTAAACAGTAATTTATCTATCTGAGGATCTACTCATGTCAGCAACAAAAGGCTTCGAACAGAATTTTTCTGTGATCTATAAATTTGACTCTCTGACCATCAACCATTCAATACGCAGCAAATCCATGATTTTCAATGCCAAGGTAAAAAGCCCACCAATCTTATCCAATGCGGAAGTGATTCAGACAATGGAGATAACGGTTGAGCAGGCGCGGCATATCGTTAGTGAGTTACAAAAACGGATTGATTATATTGATGCCGGGATCAGTGATGCAGGTGTGAACTATTTAAATTAAGGCCCAGTGCAGCGGTGAGTTACTGAGGTATCTTACTAATGAATAGGCCGGGCAATTAAGCCCGGTTGTATTTATAGTTGGAGTTGGCCAACTACACCGGGTCAGGCAATGAAAGTCCAATAGCTACCGGCATTGATTCGTAAAAGGTTTTGTACAACTCACTTGAAAAATCGACTTCGACGAATGTTTTATCTTCCTGAAGTCCGTAATACATTGTCGTGATTTCACCATTCTTGTCGAGTTTCGCATAGTATTTTTCCATTAGAATTCATACCCCATAGCAGTTATTCCATAGGCGATATTAGCGCTCTGTACTCGCCAATAAATATTTCGTGAATTATCAACCACGGGCATTTCCATGTAGCTCGTCGTACTTAGTGTCCCGCCAGTTCCCGCAGCCCCCAGAGATACGCGCTTTGATGCAACAAGAGCTGCATTCGCGGCAACTTCAAGAACACCCGTTGTATCCATTACGGTGATCCCAACAGTGGCCGACATCCTGATTAGAGTCGTATTCAGGGGAACTGCGCTAACCGTAATGGCAGCAAGAGAAGATGGAGCACCAGATCCGGATAGGATGCTAGCGCCAACAATTGAGACTCTTCGCCCCTGCTGAATCACTGGAGCAAGTTGAGATGAACTGGTAGGTAAAACACTAACAAGCGCTGATGCCGTATAACCCGCAGGTATATTACTGCCGCCGTATACCTCCGGAGCAACAACTGATGAAGCATTCACAGCAAGCAATGCTGATATCTGAGTTGTTGGGTTATAAATCGCATATAACGCAACAAAGCCGTTGGCTGGCACAGTACCCGTATCCATCCCACCCGCGCCAGTAGTGGCAAGGTTAATGGTTTTGCTGAAGCTCGATAGTTTGTACTGAAGCCCACCCAAAGCAGTTTGCACAATCAGTTCATCTGCCGTGAATGTTGCTGTTGATGATGCAGCAGTAACGCTCATTTTCGCATTACGCGATGTTCCCACCACACCGGTTAATTGTGGCAAATGTGCAACGTCACCCAAACTAAGGTTTGCGAGAGTGGCAGTAACTGCTGCCGCCCCTGCAGTTTTAATTTCAGATAAGTTATTAACAGTCTTTAAAAAACCACCATCAGTAATTAATTTTGAAACTGCGGTCGCCACCTGATTAAAATCATCGCTGTCTGGCTCAATATTAGCTGCTGCTAATAAATTGATTAATTCACGCTGAATGGTATTAAACCACTCTGCTGGCAATATCGTTGGTGGTACGCCACCAGCAACATTGCCGTCGGTAAATTCGCCATTACTGTCAGCACGCGTATTCGGTATATCGCCAATTTTTTGCATAAGAAACCCTCGCCAGTTAAGGCGCTTAAAAATGAATAGAGAGTGATTAACTAGCTGATGTAGCCAAATTTAAGAATGGTATGGGATGGATTTAATACTGTTAACCGACATTCTAGCTGTTTGTTTCCCCACGAACGCAGTGGATCACTGCAATAAGTCAAACCGCATTGGGCATAATTGATGGTGGTTTCTGGCGCGGTGATCAGCCAGGTAAACGGCCATTCCTCACCATTGATGGCATCACCACAAACCGACATCCCCGAACAAGCCTGTCGATATTGAGTAATCGATATGGTGTAACCCAGCGCCTCAGCAACCCGAATAAAATAAGCCACTGACTGACCACCAATACCAAACAGTTTGGATATTACGGCCCGCTGACGCTGGATAATGCTATCAATCTCACCTATTGCGCATAAATCCGGTAACCCAAGCGTCGCCTCCCATTCAGGAAGCATGGCGGTAGCCGTTAAGGGAAAAGCCGCATCGAGCAGATCACGGGCATCTTCATCACTGCGTTGATAGGATCTTGCCAGCGCCCGTAACGTGCTGGTTTGAACCCCGCCTGTTATCTTCGGCCAAACTAAGCCTCCCGGCATCAGCGCTTGAAGAGCAGCAGTATAGTCATTAACAGAATATCGACTCATAGGTAGGTCACCGTACCCCGGACAGGTAATTGACCGGTTTCAAGCTGAATGTTCGTCGTTGGAGAATCGAGAATGAAACCGCTGGTCCCAGTAACGTCACCGATGGCCAGTAGCAGTGAAGACAGCAGAATTTTACCGCCCGGCTCGCCCTCAGTAAAAAACACCTCATCAATAGCTGTATTGATTGCCGTAGTGGTTTCGCTGGATGCAGTATGAATACCACTAATCACAAAGTTCACCGGTGCCGCTACCGGCGCACAAACGTAGATGATGGCAATAATGGGTTGTAAGGGGTAGATATGATCGGCAACCCGCCCCTGATCGCCAGTTGCTTTTACCGCACCCCATTCTTCAAGCTGAGAGACGCCATCAGTCCCGACCGGAAAGCCACCTGAATCATTGCCATCACACATGATATAAATACCGACCGTGCCCACCCCCTGTAAGCGGCGCTTTACCCAACAACGCGTTACACCCGGCACAGCCAAAGCCCAGCCGCGATAATCGGTATCGTTGCCGCCTTGGGGGGTATTTTGATAAGCCAGCAGCATACGAGAACGAAAAGCATCTTCTGATTCAATATCAGCGCCGCCAGAAATCTTAACTGTGGCGGTGGCCACCGACAGAACGCCATCGATGGCCACATCCAATGTCAGCGACGTTCCTGCATCGGCATTCCCCGCAATACCACCGCCCGTGGTGTCATCCAATACGCTTGGTAGAACCGCCGTGATTGAGCCAGTGCCTGTGCCGCCAGCGCCCAGCGTGACCTCATGATCGAGGCGATATTGATAACCATCGGCCCGATTTAACAGGCTCCCAGCGGCAATCACACGGCCTGTAGTGCCACTAAATTCGACGGTAGGACAGGTCGCGGGGTTGGCGGGCTTGCGAAACACATCTTTCAACGCGGCCCAGGCAGCAAGATATTCATCGGTGGCATTATAAGGCGTGGATTGCAGCGCGATATAATCCAGATAGCCATAATGTAAATGCGCCATTCCGGCATCAGCATCACTGATCACACCGATATTGGAGAAGCGTAATAAGTTACCGCCTGTCTTGAGTTCTGATTGAATATAAGACAGGTTGCGCTGGCGCAGTTCGCTTAATGTGGGGCGATTAAATGGCATGTATTAGGTCTCCCATACCCATGAAAATTTAACTGAAACCTGCGCTTTTTCGGGTTGTTGATAGTTGATAATGAGATTGAGTCGGTTGGGATACACTATCTGAGCATTGGTGCTGATTGCCGTCACCACTCCATCATCAAATAACCAGGCCAAGGCTTCATTGGCATAGTCTTCAGCCTTTAACGCGACTTTAGTGGTGAGTTTTTCCCGACGAAGTAACCATAGGCGGGAGCCTATCTCATATTCTGCTCCGGTATCGGCCCACCACCCGCGCCGATCATCGCTATCGATACCATCATCTGTCCGGGCCAGCCGGTCAGTAAACAGGCTGATCAGAATGGCAGTCTCTAAATCATTTCCACCCAGCAGCCCACCGCCGCCGGTTTGCCAGTCGCCCAGCAATTTGTCCGGTTCCCAGAGTGTTTTGATATCTGTTGTCATTTCACCACCTTACCCGTCACTTCACTGGTTAATGTCGCGCTACCGCCCTGCACATTTTTAAGCTGATGATTGTGGGCGTTATAGGCTTCACGCAGGGTTTTCAGTGTGGTGCTATTGCTGCCAGCGTTATCGACGATATCACCGCTGACCTCCAGCAAGGGCGTATTTAGCCGTACTTTTACCGCAGCGTTAACCGTCACCTCAGTGGCATTATTAACCGTGACCGGCTGGCTATTGGCTTCAATAATAATGCCTGCTTCGGTTAACTTGACGTATTGCCCCCACTGCGAATAGATCACCGTTTCACCCGAATTTAGCCCGACATGACGAGATGACTGATGATTGGAACCAATGATGACTGCACTTGACCGGTCGCCGCCCAGAAAGCCAATCACCACATCGGTACCGGCGGGTAACCCGGACGAAAAGCCGAATTCGGCCAATCTCGGCGTATCATCACGGACTTCAAGTGGGGTTTGGTATTGAACGGTTTGAACGGTGCCACCATCATTGCTGGCCGTAACCCGTCCTATCCCGAGTATCATTTTTATCTGGCGATATAGTTGGGATAGCTGCCCTGATCCGCTCATCACTGATTCATCTCCATAAGATTGGAATAAAACTGATAAGGCTGAACGGTAAAGGCTTCAGGCGGCATCAGCACCATTTGCGCGGCGGTGCCGTGGTCGTCTTTGAGATAGGTCACCTCAGATAACAGCCAGAGTTCATCCTTTAAGCCAAAAACAGGTAAATCAATCGGGATCAACGTGTTCGGTTCCCACAGTTTCCCGTTTTTATCGCGCCAGCTATCGACCGTTACCAGTAGCTCTTTAGAGCGACCATAGCGGCGGTTCATTTCCCAGTCGATGCACTGCTGGGCCAGCTTTAGCGCTTTCATGGTGCTTTCAACAATGATAATGCGGTTGCGATAACGCATTTGGGTCGCTTCAGGATCGCGACTGCGGGCTAACGTAACCGAACCATATCCTGCGTCCTGTACCTGCTCTTGAAGTTGGCTAACCGACATCGACACACCGATATAGTCCGAGAAGCGCTGATCCATACCGGAGTTATACGCAGCGTCTTCAATATTGATGCCCTGCGCGACCCCGCTGGCCGCTTTGCGCGTCCCCACCCGAGTCAGATAGAGGCTCCCATCTGGCAGGTCGTAATACAGCAGCGCCGCCCAGCGGGTGATGCGGTCAATAATTTCCTGCGAGGATTCCCCCCAGTTCAATGTAAATTGGGGGACAATATCCAGATCGGTAACATCAGTCACCACCGTAATGTCGTAAGGCATCGCTAATCGTTGAGCTATTTGTAGCACTGTCGATTGGCTGATCACATTGTTTGGCCACTCGGCAGAGCAATCAACCAAGTCCTGGCACTTACTCCGTCCCGTAGCCCTGACTTCGCGGCGATTACGACTGATCATCGGTGCCCAGCGGTCGATATATCCGGTCAGCACCACATCATCACCTAAATTAACCACGCAAGGGTCGCCCGGATTCACCCACTGCTGGTTATCACTGCCCGGATAAAGATCCATCAAGGACAGACTAAAATCGCTGGGTAAGCGCTCGATGCTGCGAGTGACACGGATATTGTCCCAGCCAGTAATCAGCTTATTACCAATCCGTAGCGTCAAATCATCACTCATGAGTTCAGCGCCTTAAATCGAAGGGGCATAAATGCCGGATGGACTGGAGCCGCCATTTTCACCAGCGCATCACCGCGGCGGGCATCCTGATAAAGCCGGTTGGCAAGATTCAGTGCGGGTAATGATCGGTTAAAATTGACTATCTCTACACGAGACAGGTTCGCGCCAGTTTGCTGTAACAGCGTGACAATCGAGCCACGTAGCTCCATTAATGCCTGGTATACCTCGTCATTGCCGCTATCAGCCGCAGCGAGTGCCGCGCCGTCTACCACATCACAAACCCGCGTCAATATATCGACCGCATCGTCATAGCTTTCCGGTTGATATTGCGAAGCGGCGTACACCATCGCACCGGCACACAACACAATAATGAGTTGGTAGCTGGCGGCGGCAGTGCTGCTGTCGCCGGGATTGGGTCGAAAAGTGTCGTCATTGATTGCCGTTAACTCTTGCATCATGCGGATTAAATCAAGGGTGCTGGCTCCGCTGGCCAAGATGGCATTCACGACAGCAAGAACAGCGTTGGCATGTCCCTCTACCGTCGCAGCCTCTGTCAATGCATCGCTGGCAGCAACCAGTGAGGCTCGCCCCTCGACTGAAACAGCCATTTTTTGAGCCACCAGCGCGGACAGGTTCGTGGTGTCACTCTGCGTGCTGACTGATGCGGTAGCGCCTGACACACTGCCGCCGACGGTACCGTGGTTGTAGCGGCCATAGCGATCACGCCCAAGGGTTGAACGGAGCACATTGCCGAGATTTGTCGCTTCACTGGTGGTTGAGTTCACCATGTTGACCCAGAATGCTGCGGTACTTTTTAGTGTTCTGATAGTTTGAGTGACGGAACGGATCTCACCTTTGACCGTAGCAATAAAGGTCGCAACGGATTTGGTGGCCAGACTAAACCATGAAGACTGAATCGACGAAACCGCATCTGCGGAACTGGTAATAGAAAATACCCGTAAGCCAGATTCAATGATGGTCAGTGTAAATTCAAAAACACGCCCAGACTCGACCCCTTCATTCAGACGAAGACCACTTTCGGGAATACTTACCGTCATTTCGCCCAGTGTGGGATGTACTAATGTTCCCGCATCAGGCATTTCACAGGCTGCGATCAGTGAGTCACGCTGGGTCATGACATCCGGCGCAGTATAAAGACCACTACTCTGAATAAGGAAACCACGGATGGTCAGGCGACGAGTGGCGCGGCCTAAATCTTCAATCCACGCCGTATCTCGATAGGGGTACTCATGAATAGCCTGGCGGCGACCGAAAACACCCTCAGCAGTCAATACAGCAAAAGGAACACCACGAAAAGAGGCGGGATGCAGGTGTTCAGACCATTGCCAACTATCACCACCAGAACCTAATAAATCAGAAAGTGCATTGCTGATCAGTGACATTTTGCCCCTCCAGAAATGAGAAAACCCGCACGATGGCGGGCTTACAATAAGATGGCTACATTTTTGGGAATGCTGAACTGGAATTCAATAACCAGCTCACCATTAGGCCGAATTGACTATATTGATAAAGCGATTTTTAATTTATTGATATTTGTAATAATCCCAATCAGCAAGTTCGCTTTTGGCTTCGACGTCACCCAGTAATGATCTAAGAATTTTTATCTCAACGGTTCTCGATGATGCTTCACAATTAATCGGGGTATCGTGAACTTTCGATTTGAATCCATCGATAGAGTACTTGCTAGACAGCCCTAAAATAAATGCCTTTTCATCTTTACCTACAGAGGTTCCTTTTTCATAAAATGTGATAGTGTTTTTTATTTTATCATCCAGATTATGAAGTTCTAAAGCCATCGCCTCATCCCTATCTTCTCCATTAAGAACTCTTTTTAAGTAAGAGTTGCCGTAGTTGCAACCAAGCCCCCAAATACCGGCGGCGCTTCTCGCTGCCACTATATCAACAGGCTCTGCTAATAAGGGAAAAGACATAAACATAATTATTAGTAAAATATGCTTCACACGAATCTCCAATCAGTAATTAACTAAGCTATTGAGAGTATATTTAGAACACGTCAGGCATTCAATTAAGTTGAGTTAACTTGGATAATTCATCGATGTTGATATTTTTGCCCCCTTTGGCGCAGTTATTTTCTGACGCTCCCCTGTTTTATCAGTGATCAACGTAATTTCAATTTCTGACTTATCGCCACCCATATCTTGGGTGATATCATTAATGTCTCTCCCACTTTGCTGGGATGAGTTAATGGATATTGGCGGTGATGCGTTGATATCAGAGGTGCCAGTATTTAACTCGCCAGATTGGGGATGAATGGCAGGTAAGCCCGGCATAATCTTCTGGAGATAGTTACGCGTTTCAGCAGGTGCTTGCCCTAGCCCATATTTTTTAACGTTATTCTGTCCCCAGTTATAAGAAGCAACGGCCTTATTGACATCCCCATCAAACATTTTAAGCAAGTCAGAAAGATACTTAGCTGCTGCTTCGCTGGATTTATTGAAGTCCATTCGGTCATCCATCGAGTTTAAGCCATAATCTCTACCGGTTGGCGGCATAAACTGAAATGGCCCCTGTGCGCCTTTTGGCGATAAGAGATTTTTACCCCGACCGGACTCCGCCTGATAGACACGATCAAGAATTGTGGTGGGAAGATTATACTGCGATTCTAATTGTTTTAGTCTCGCCTGCTGCTGATCTTCACCAAAAGGCATATAAGGCGTATTGACTGGGGCTGCCAGATTTTGTTTTTCTTGCTCATCTCTAGGGCCATAATGTTGCTCATACTTTTTACGGTAACCATCAGTCATTATTCCGTAATCTGAGCCAACCTTATCCCATTCACTCAGTTTTTGATAAAATTCGGGGTCGTTATAACCACGGCGTAACTGATCCGCTTCTTTTCCCCTGTTTAGCCCTAAAAAGTGCGCAACTGAAATACTGTCAATACCGTTAGTGACGATATCAGTGACACCTTCTATTCCGTCTTTAACTGAACCATCTGACAAAATAGCACCGTAGAGCTTATTCTGACCACGCTGCTTTAACCCATCCCAGGCAGCACTCACCTCAGATAATTGGCGATCCAACTCGGTGAGTTGTGCGTTGGTTTGAGGGTCAACCGTTAAACCGAATTTATCCGCCTTTGCCAACAGATCTTTATATCTGGAGCCTTCGCGCATTAACGTAAGCAGGTTTTCATCCAAGCCTAATGCATCCGCCAATGTTTTCTGAGTTTGTGGGGCAAGCTTAGGGAATATTTTGGCAACGTTGTCCAGCGTCTTATAGACATCAGCTGTGCCGTCTTTGAGACGTTCAATAACCACCCCGTTCCGGGTCAGTAACTCCTGAACCACATCGTTACGTGCCCATAACGGATCATTAAATGTCTTGTATAGCCCTTCAACAGACTGGCGGGCAGAGTCGCTATCGGCCCCTAAAATCTGCATTGCGCCGCTGATCCGGCTAAAATTATCAACAGACATGCCAGCATTTTTTGCCGCCGTATCCAGTTGATAGGCGTTACCCGCAGCCTCGCCCAAGCCTTTAGCTAGCCCGTGGATAACATATCCACCCGCCGCCGCCATACCGCCAAACTTTAGTGCCTTACCGCCTAATTCCCCGACCATCTTCAGCGGCGGTACCAGATCACCGATAAACTGGACGCCTTCACGAGCAAACTGCCCCATTCCTTGCAGTTTATCGTTGATACTATCCAGACCTTCGACTGACTCTTGCCCACCAAGTTTTAAACCATCACGGGTTTTATCCAACTGGGGAACCAGTTTCTTTACCGCCTCGTCAATACGGTGAATAGTCGCCGTTACCTGATCGTTGGCCACCAGTTCAAAATCAAAAGCATTAGCCATAACTACTCACCTTAATTTGATTGATCCGATTGGCCTGCTGATACCACCACTGCAATCGGCTATAGGTCAGGAGCCAGGCATCCATTGGCCCCCACCCATAGTAATAGGTCACATCTGCTAGCTCGTTACCCCACTCTCCGGCTGCGGGGAGTAAGCTAAAAAACTCATCATGTAGACCTCGCAGACTTTATAGTCAGTAAAAGCCATTTTTTTGATGGCTTCCCGTGGCACATTCGACACCAGAGAAATAAGCAGTCCCATGCCACTAAGCGAACCGTTTTTAGTTTGCTCATCGTAGAATTGCTGCACTTGTAACAGCGTTGGTTCGCTCAGTTCGATGGCCTCATAGGTGGTTTTGGTGGCCTCATTCGAGATAGGTTTAACCAGTGAAATGGTTTTACTGCGTTCTAATTCAGACATCTTAGTTCTCCGTCACCGATACCGTACCACCTTCCCAGCGTATATCAGCGGTCGCCTCGGTGCTGTCCACTTCCTGAGTATTGACCGACCACATGCTACTGCCGATAATCGTTTTGCCATTGGCTAACTCACAGACAATATTGACGTTAGTCTGATCGTTAAAATCACTGATCGACGTGCCGCCACTGTCACGAATTTGGCAGGAGATAAAGGGGGCATTAAAGGTCTCTTTATACCCATGCACCCCATCCATGCCGATCAGCGTTTCCCGTTTGAATTTTGACGGGCTGTATTTGAATTGCCCCGCCACCATGATGGTTAGGCCGTCAACCGTGACATACGCTGTCCCGGCGAGGCGATTGGATGTATCACCCATGATAATGAATCCTTATGCTGACGCCTGGAGGCGGAATTGATTGAGAACAGCGAAGATACGTAACTGATTAATCAGCACACCGGTCCATAGCACATCAACACGGTTAGGGTTGCTGGCGCTCTTTTCGACAATCAATCCCTTGGCGAACCCTTTGGCATCCTGCACATAACCGTTAAATTCCAGCGTCTGGTACTGTGCGATCAATTCTGCGCGGATCACGTTTGGGGTGATAATCGCTGAGCCAGGTGCGAAACGAGTACCATCAGCTGCCAACTTCATGCGGGCAAATTTCGACGTTACCTGAGTACGCAAGAAGCGAGTGACAAACATCAGCAGAAATAAGGTTTCAATCTGCAAATAGCTGTCATCTTCCGCGCCATATTTGTTCTTTTGGTAGGTGGTAATGATATTTTCCACTTGAACTGTGCCATCGTCGGCAGTCGTGACCGTGGATATCCCGCTGTGCAGCAGGTTATTACGCTCGGTCAGGGTAAAACGGCTGGCCAGTGGAGGAGCCAGTACGCCACCGATCGCTAGGGTTTGTAGCGGGCGCCCGGGGTCGTTGCGCAGACTTTGCGCTATCGCGCCAACATAAGCCGCTGACCAGATGTAGCTTGGTGTTGGCGAGCCATTCACCCCCAACAGGGAAGCATGCTGATCATTACGCAATTCACCGGCAGCGGTCAGTTGGCCATAAGTCCCGGATTGGGCCGCGAAGCTATGGCCATAGAGTTGCTCGGCATAGCTCCAGCGACCAGTACTGTCTGACAGGAAGTCTTTGATTTTATTCAATGATGCGGTGTCAGTGTACGGGTTGATAATGAAATCAAAGGTTCGATCCTGCAAATTAGCCAGCGCATCATCCAGTTCAGGCGCACCCGCGCCACCCGCCATTGGCGTGAATGCCAGTACCAGGCTATCTGGCGTGGTTTCGCCGCCAGCACTCCCCAGATAGTTCAGCCGTAAATCAATGGTGTTACCGTGTGCGCCTTTATTTTTGGCTGTGAGAGTAATCACCGTATCTACAGCCGCTGCCGTGACCGGTAGAGATGTAGTCGTATTGATTGCGGCCGTTAAAGCAGTGGCAACCGCAGCAACTTCATCCGTTGCCACGACTGCAACCTGTACGCGAATACCGGCGATATACAAAGAGATAACACCGGTCGCGGATGCCTGAGTGGTAACGGTGATTTTACCGGTTGCAGCAACCATTGCCTCGGTATCAGCCAACGGCAAAATATAAATCTCACCGGCAATATCATTGGCCAGATAAGCCGCCATCTGACCATGCAACATGGAGCCTGCGCCACATTGCCCCGCAACAGTGGCCACCGAAGAAACCAGCACCGGCACATCAGCCGGCAGCGTGCCGGCATTTAGCATCTGACCAATGATTAAGGTGCGCTGAGTCGTTGTTGCCGTGTTCGCCTGAGAGTTATCAAATTCAGCGAAGAAAAGCGGCGTCCGAAGATTGCTCGGAATATGAGTAAAGGGAATAGTCATTATTTGGTTTTCTCCGCTTTGGTTGCTTCTGGCGCAGGTTTAGCCTCTTTAGGCTGTTCGCGCACCACATCACCATCGTTTAAGCGACGCCGCCAAAATGAATTATCGGGAACCTCAGCGCCAGATTCAGGCAAAAAGGTGCTCTTAACCGGGTCACGCACAGTGCGACCGGCTACGGGTTTAACATGCATGGGATTTACTCCGAAAGGTCTATTGAAACCACAGGTTCGGTGGTGCCGTCTGGCATGGCCATAGTGATATCGATACCCAGCAGCGGGTCACCCACGATGGGGTAGAAATCTTCCGGCCCTTGGTAATACTCGATATCCAGTTCCATCAGCAGTTGGGCCAGATGGCCCTCACCAGCCGAGTCCAGATCAATGGTTGAGCGCACCCGAACGAACTGTTGTGTCTGGCGGGTGAGGTCATAACTGTTTATCACCGCCCGTTCAATTTGTTCTCGCAAACGTTCGAGCGCCAGCTCTGCCTTATTCGCCCCATCATTCTCATTTTCACCGTCAAGTTCCTGTAATCGGCCAGTAATGCGCACGGTGGTTATGGTGTTGAACTGCGGCGCATTGCGGCCTAATGACTGCTTTTCTTCTATCGGTGTCTGCACCAAAATAACCGGATACATCTCCTCGGTGGTTGGCCAGTCACGCGGAGAATAGACGCGGTTTTCTGCGTCAGTTTTCCCGAGAATGGCGGCAACCACCAGCTGTCTGACTTGGGCTGTATTCATGTTTTTACCCGATTAAGAATGAGTTTGCTCCCGCCGTGGCTATCTGGCTGAACATCCGCCACGGCAAATAAGGTATTGACCGGTTCATTAGCCACGATGCCAATAAAAACCCGATCCCCTTGCTTGGGTGGCGAACGAAACTCACTGTCTATTACCCCGAGAACGGGGTTGGTGGTATTAATAGTGCTGCCATCATCCAGTGTATCGATGGTGGTGTAGGCCCGATCAAAGATACCGCTGATGGTATAAGTTGGCTTACCACCCGCGGGCCGGTAATCAACCGGGTCACCAAATACCGAATGCAATGGCGCAAGAAGATGCTGATCCCAGTTGATACCCATCAGTTCCCCCGATCTATCTTCACGCCATCATCGACAGTGATTGAGGGGCCAGAAATGCGCACCTCCTGTTGCCGTAACGCTTTCACATCAGCGACCACCCCCAAATCAATCAACCGACTGGCGTCGCTATGTGGCAGAAATAAACGGCTGTTCTCCGTATAAGTTTCCCTGCTATGGCGCAGGGTCTGGCCTTTTACGACAACGACCTCCATTTCGTCAGAGTCGTCAGCAGAATGATCACCTGCCACCTCATTAGCAGCTGTTTTTTCCTGCATATCCGGCGTTTCAGCAGGCTCATTGGCAGTGGGTGGCACGTTTTGTACTTTCGGTTCAGGCTGTATTTCGCTGTTATCCGGCGCAACAATCTGTTCCTGCTGAGTGTCAGCTTCGAACTCAGGCGGCAAGCCGCCCAGTTCGCTAATGCTGGCCTGCTGCTTACCTGGAGTTTTAGCCATATCACACCACCGTTGCACAAAGGGAGGCATTTACCCGGCTTGGAATGACCAGCGGAGCAGATTGCATCAACAGGTAACGCTGCGCAGGATCGGGCATAACCCATGACTTAGGTGCGAAAGCCAAAGGACCATAATTAAACTCAGGGTCCAGAATGACGCCAAAGGCGCGAGTCCCCATCAAGTCAGCGCTACCCATCAATACAGCGCCATTAGGGATCATTGGTTTCTCAATGCCATCAGCAGGGTCAATAAACCAATCGTTATACAGCCACAAATCAAAGTTGCCCCAGCGACCTTTATAAACCGCCCCCTTATTGACACGCGGCCCCGCATCAACCTGATTACCAAACGGGCTCAATGCTGGGAAGGTAATAGCATTGTCCTTAATGGTGGTATCGAGACGGAACGCTTTCCATGAGGAAGTTGTAAATACCAAGTCAGTGGCCACCGCCCCTGACTCTTGCAACATCAGCGTTTGCCAGTCTTCAATATCATCGGATGGCTGAGTATTTGTCGTGCCTGCGGCTACAGATAATGGCCATTTGTCTGACCCACTCAATGTAATGGTCAGATTACTGGAGCGCCCAAAATCAATAACAGTTGTCGGGAATCCTTCACCCACCACGGTAATCTGAGATTTAGTCAGCGCGCTGGCTGCCATCCATTCCATACGACGGTTAAGCATGTCGATCTGGTCTTCCATTTCAAACTGGATGTTTAACATTTCACGTTCTGCGGCGGTATATTCCCCACCAATGCGCTCTCCCATCTGACGGCGGATCGGTTTACGCAAATCAGGTGCGCGTTTGTCTTTGATATAAGCCGGTTTGAACGTGTTGGTTTGATATTTGCGGCTCTCCACCAGCTTCCCTTCTACTAGCGGGGAAACAAAAGGAGACATGCGACGTTTACCAATATCAATATCGATGGAAACCTCTTCGGTTGCATAAGTCACCACATTGGGAAAGAAGCGATCGAGTAACCAGTTCTGGCTTGTTTTCAGGTTGGGAACCAGACCCACCAGCACATTGGTATCGTAAATATTCATGTAGTATCTCTTTTAATTTGCTGGCAGCCAGCGCCGCCAGACAACGATTGAAGACGAGCAAACGCCTGCCAGATGAATGACATTGGGTGCAAATTAAGAAAGTGAGGTTTTAAACCGGTGCCTGGATACTGTCTTCAAGGAAGATGGAATACGAACGCAGAGCGGTTTTTAACTCGGCCAGCGTCCATGAAGCATCATGAATAACACTGTTCTGATTAAACTGTCCCATCAGATAAACGCCACCGCGCTGGGTGGCAGTTGTGGTATCTACGTTATCCACCAGGATGGCTACAGGTACCTCACTGCCATCGGTGGCGGTCTTAACCGACTTGACGTACTCACCTGATGCCGTAATTTTACCCATCACGGTACCGCGCATATGAATGAAAGCCACCTGAGCAATAACGCCGGTATCTGTCACCAGTTGCAATGGCCCGGCAACTAGTTGGTCTGGAACAAACAAAGATGATCGCATTCCTGGCTGAAACGCATTTTGTCCGATGTTATCCATTATTTTTTACCTTTTGCTGAGTCATAGAGACTGGTCATTCTAGTAACCATTGATGCACCTTTTGATGCGGCAACGGCGTCCTGACCGGGTTGGGCATTGCCTACTGCCTGCATCCGTTCATCCAAAGAGCGTTTGCGCGGAGCGCTGGCAGATACCGGTGCTGTAGCGGTAGTGGAGGCAAGCACTCGGATCACGGCGGCGGAACTCATCCCCGAATTAAGTGCCAGAGAGACCGCTAAATCACCGCGCCCGGTAGCATGTTTACTACCGAAAATACGCGCACAACGCTGGCGTTCAGCACTGCGGCCTTTTTTAACGTTGCGATCATCAGTATTATCATCACCGTCGTTTTCATCGCCCTCTTCTGCATCAGCATCATCGCTGTCGTCTTCGGCATCAGGATCTTTGTCCTGATCATCAGGATTATCGTTTGAGTCGTCATCGTTCTCTTCGGCATTAGGGTCTTGTTCATCCTCTTCAGCCTGACGTCCCTTGGCTTTTTTGGCCTTGTCCTTATCGTCTTCGGTCTCTTCTGTGGCTTTGGCACTACCGCCCCATAGGTGAGCAAAGCTTTGAATTTTAATTTTCTTACCCATTGTTTTCTCCAACCAGTTTTAATAAATCGCGGAATGCGGCATCAGGCGAGGCGACTTGATCAGCCAACCCCAGTTGCACACCATCAGCAGCCAGGTAACATGCTGCTTCAGTGTCCCTGATAGTTCTCTCTGCTATCCCGCGATTGCGGGAAACGGTGCTCACAAACAGGCGACCCATCTCGTCAACATCTGACTGGATGGCTTTCTGTGCCTCTTTGCTTAATGCTTCGTAGGGATTTGATTCAGCTTTTCTGCTGCCAAAGGTGATTATCGTGACCTGTACCCCATCGCTTTTGATGCGTTGCGACCAGTCAACATGCATCACGATGACGCCAATTGAACCAACCCCGCCAGTACGCGGGACAATAATCCGATCCGCGGCACTGGCCAGTGCATAAGCGGCTGAATAAGCACTCTCGGACAGGATGGCCCATATGGGTTTTTCTCCTCGTGCCGCATAAATTTCATCGACCAAATCAAAACAGCCAGCGACTTCACCGCCCGGTGAGTCGATATCAAGGCAAATAGCTTTGACTTCGCTGTCATTCATTGCCGTCAGAAAACTCACCCGAATGCCGTCATAGCCTGTCATTCCGCTGTAAGGGCGCAAGGTGCCTAATTTCTGCACTAAGGTCCCCGTGATGGGTATCCGTGCTATACCGGCGATAACGTCATAACCACACTCGCGCCCTTTGCGCGTAAAGGTATCGTCATCGTCATCCCAATCGGCATTAGACTGAATGCGCGTCAGGCCGAACCGATCAGTCAGCGCCGCCATGACCACTTCAGCCTTGTGCGGATGAAGGGCCAGCGGGGTGTTAAATAGTCGCTGGGCTAAATGTGGGAGATTCACTGTGCCTCCGGTTTTTGTTGTTGGTTGGCTGTAGGCTGATCGGGTGCAAAGTTTTCAGCTTGCAACCATGTAGGGATCGGCAATCCACGCTCAATGTAGGCCTCACGTTCTCGCTGGCGCTGATCCAGCAATTCTTCCCAATCTTCACCGACGTTTTCAGCGGCTTCCATTTCGAGAGTAGATAGCCCCGCCTCCATGCCAAGAATGGCCCCTTTCTTCTCAGCTACCGGATCAACCCAGCCCCGCCCGGGCCCCATCCATTGAGCACGGCAATATGCCGCTTTCGCCGCGAGAAAATCAGGTGCGCCATCAGGCAAAGGAACCTCACCTAAATCATGCAACTCTTCGATAAAGCACGACAAAATGGGCTGAGCGAAGCCATTCGCAAAATCATCACGGCGGCGGGTCAGGGTTTTCCACGCTTCCAGCATGGCGGAACGGGCTGAGCTGTAGTTAACATCAGACCAGTCTTGGGTCAGTTGCTGGGTAGATATCCCCAATGATGCCGCGACATTTCTCAGCGCGGCACTTTCAAAAGCGACAAAGTTACTGGTTGGTCGAACCGCATTAAGCGCGGTCATACTTTCACCGGGTGCCAGTATCGGAATACGGGCACCACCTTGTAATGACAGGCGTTTTTCGTCGTGGTATTCCCGGCGCATTTTCTGATACTTAATCACGTCCTCACCCGTATCAAGGGAGTCTGCAACCAGACCGGGGTCATAAGGCGACGTAATGAAAGCAGCGAAAATGGAGTTCAGGATTGATGACTGCAATTCCACTTCATCGTACTTAATCAGCATCTTCAGGCGCTGGACGATGGGAGTAAAAATACTGATACCGCGATGCTGAGAGGCCCGGTCGCTATCAAAGTCATGAATAACTATGGGACGGCCCCAATCAGTTTCACGCTGGATGCGCTCCCAGGTCATGGTTTCTTTACCGCTCCACCAGTCACCGATATGAGCTTTGCGGATGTGATAAGCAATAGGGACGCCATCCTCATCAATTTCTATCCCACCGCGAATATTCGGCATGTCGAATTTCTCTTGCGGATTACTTAGCCGGTCGGGATCAATGATTTGCATCGTCGTCGCATACTGTGCCCTGCCGTAGCCAAGGCGGTCAGGGCGATATTGCATCACGCAGAGTGCGTCACCGTCAGTTAGCTTGTGGCGAAAACCGAGCCGTAGCAGTTGAGCGACGGTTTTCTTTCTTTCCACATCACAATAACGGTTTGGGTCATTCGCCCAAATTCGCCAGCCTGATTCAATGGCCCGTCCATATTCATCCGCCCATTTCGCGTCAAATTGAGGATTGCCAGTCATCAGCGCCAGAGTCCGATAATCGACTTTAGCCAGCGGACGGAAAGACGCACCCACGGCATTATCCAAAATGCGGGTAACGCTGCCCGAGGCCCAACCATCATTGCGCACCATGTCACGAACACGGGCAACCACCTGATTACGGGAGGGATTAATTTCGTTGTCGGGTGACCATAGTGATGGTTGCCAGTTAGCCATAGTGTCACTGAATTGATCCGCAGCGTCATAGGGAACACCACTGGAGCCATTTAGCATTGATGCCCTTGATTGGGATGGCGGCAAGGGGCGACCGTCAGGACCTAAAATCCTTACTGGGTTTTTCATCAATAACGAAACCTTAACGCCCTACGGGGATGTTTAACGATGCCTAGCTGGGCCTGAAGCAGTTGAATTAATCCCATCAGTTTACCGATGTCAGTCGGCTGATAGGTCACTGAGCGAGTGCCATCCCCTTGTGCATAGGAGAAAGAGACGCCTTTCGAACCCGTTGATAATTCGATATAGGCTTGCTGCGCTCGGTTTAATGCTTCTTGTAATTGGGCGCGACTCATCGCACCGGCCAGCAGGCTGGTGTTTGCATGGAACATAGAAATCCTTATGCCAATCGGCTGGCGATGCTTTTTGTGGTAGGGGGTTCAGCTTCCTGGATAATGGCCCCCGGCAGGCGCAGGCTGGTTTTTTCTTCTGATGCAAAGCGAGCAGGATGCAAAACTTTATCGGGTTCGGATTCAATCAGCATTGCTCGGGTGTTTAATTTCAGGCCCAAATGGAACAAGCCCGCCAGCGCTGCATAGGCATAAACCCGGCAGTCCAGCGCTTCGTTAGCTTTGCCGTGAGGTAATTCCCATACGCTGTAACGCTGCCCAGCAGCCTCTTTCATCACCAGTCGCTCAGCGGTTAACTGGCTGAAATAGCCCATATCCCGCTCGGTTGAAAAGTGCATATAACCGGGGCCGGGCTTATCCAGATGAAGACGGGAGCGGATAGAGTCTTTTGCCGAGTTCACCCCAATGATAACCGGACGGAATTGAGATCGGTTCTTTGAGGTCGGCCGTTTGTTAGGCCAGATCGGGGAACGTTTACCGCCAGTGGCTGATTCGCCCTTAATCGCCCATATCCGCCGAGCCAGACGTTCTTTGGCAAACTCATAGACCTTTTGTGTGTGGTTACCACCGGAGTCATGACACGCCGCCATGATGGTAAAACCTCGACCATCCGCGCGTCGCCAGATTTGCTTGAGGTAAGCATCAAGCCTGAGCCAGGGTTCAGCCGTTTCAAGATCACCCTCAATAACGTCAAATGCCACCGACCAACTCTCTTCATCTTTACCCCAGCCCACCACTTCAATTTCTAACCGGTCAGCCTGGGTATCAATGCCTGCGGTCAGGACGGCAACACCTTCAGGTATTTCAGCATCAAAGACTTCTCTTCGCGCCAGCAGTTCATCTACTGGCAGACGTTTACCGTAGTTGGGTCGATGAGGCAGGCCCATCTGGGTATTCCACCAAGCCAACTCTTTATCTGGATCACCCTTGGCTTTAAGGTATTTAGCAGCGATATCAGACGGTTTATCTTTCTGCCACGGGCTGAATAACTTGGAGGCCTGAAAACCAGCATGGATATTATCGACCCCCAACTTACCGCAAAGGGGGCAAACGGCCCGATACACAGCATGACGCTCAGATTCAGACCAGCGCCATACAACACCTAGCGCCGTCTGATCATCAACATGCCAGGCTTGCTCATAAGCATTTAGCGGTACATGGCGCTGGTCGCAACATTCAAATGGCTTGGTCTGATGCCATTGGATGGTGCGTAGCGCTCTTAGCCGGTCACCCTCTGACCAGCCAGAACCACAGCTTTCACAGTGGATCATGGCTAACTTGGTATGGTGTTTGTCTCCCTCTGATGGCCAGTGAACATGCTTGAAGAAATCAGGAAATTGGCGGTGGCCACAGTGTGGGCATGCCATCGATGCCCGACGCTGATCTGATTCCTCGTAGCTGGCCGCAATGCGACTTTCATCTTCTACGGTTGGAGAGCAGGCCCGAACCGATAGCCAGTTGAGGCCAAAGGTCGCAGTGCGTTCTTCTGCCAGGGTTATCGGGTCACCTTCACGGGTGATTGGATATTTATCCACCTCATCGGCCAACAGTACACGGATCGGGCGACGGGCAAGATTGTCCGGGCTACCGGCCCCCGCCAGTGCCAGAAACCCACCGGTAAAGGATTTGTATAGCAATGTCTCTTTTGAATTTTTCTGTTTGTTACCGCCCACCAACTGGCGAAGCGCTGGTGTCACCCTGACTAACGGGGTGATTCGTTCTTTCGAAAATTGCTCGGCCGCGTCTTCTTTGGGTTGTAATAACAACATTGGGCAGGGATCGAGATGCGCAAAGTAACCAAACAGATTTTCCAGCAATGCTGTTTTCATCAACTGGGTACAGCACATCACGGTGATGATATGCACCCCGGATTCCGTCGCCGCCAGCATCGGGCCACGGGCAATCTCTACCGTGGTAGTTTCCCAATTACCCGATGTACTCCCCGCCTCTTTTGCCAGTTTACGGTAGCGGTCAGCCCAGTCCGGTACGCTAATGCGCGGGGGCGGTGTCCATCCCTTACGAACACTGCGAAGTAACCGGTCATGTTTGCTCTGCGTTAAACTCAGGTTCGCCGAGGCCAGAGATGTGTTTGTGGACATATGCTAATAACACCTCGGTCATTCTGTCGGCGGGAACATCCAAGTCAGCCGCCATCAAAGGAGCCACCCTTGACGGCCAGTTCATCCAGGCGTCGCGTTGTTCACGAAAAGCGCTAAACAAAATATCTTCTGCAGCCGTTAGTTCCACCAGCTGCCCGTCTTCTTTCTCAAACTCCAACTTGGTTAATAGCGCCAGGTAATTCTCTTTTACTCTGCTGGCTTCTTCTCGTGTCAATTTGACACCATTGGCCAGCATGATCTCTTTGACCACCGTATTAGTATTGTCATCAGTATCGGCAGCGGTAACTTTTACGGGCTTATTCTTGCTGGCGTTTTTAGTGCGCGGATCTTTGCTATCGCGCAAAGTGGCAACAGCCTTATCACTTTCCGCAACATTGACCAGATCGCCATCAAGAACAATATATTTTCCGGCCTTTATCCAGCGGCTCACCGTCTTCCGATCTACGCCAGCATGTTTGGCGTAATCAATCTGCGTCATTGTGCTCATGGTGAAAATTGCCTCTGTGGGGCATGGGACATTTTCGTGGGACATTTTTTTGTGTCCCATCCTGAATGTCCCACGCAGAAAAATAGCTAACGCCGCACAGCGCAAGGGCTGGCGGTTACAGTTGCATAACTATGCGCATGGGACATGGGACACAAAATGAAAAATTTATAGCTGGTAAAACTGCACGGCGCGCAATGCCCGTACATTACAAAAGTCGCAGGAAGGACCCAAAAAATTCTGAGGGGGAATCATTATCATTTGGCGGTAGCTAGCGCATTCTGAATAGCTTTGCTCAACTCACCCGGCATCAATGCCGCTGCCATAGCGCTGGCGCGGTCCATATATCCAAGCGTTGGTTTAACTGCCAGTGCATCACCAAACTGAATCAGTAGCTTAGGCGCTCTCTGCTTTTGCCTGGCTCTATGCACCCCATTAGGCGAGCGCTTCTGACGCTTCTTAGCCTTTTTGCTCTTCTTGCCTTTCTTACGCTGGAAGAAACCGTTAACGCCGTTCACCTCCCCCACAAAGACATTTTCCTTAGCCTTGAGCTGTTGCGTTTTGTTACGGGCTAAGTTACCGAACTTATTCAGCTTTATGTTTTTAGGGTTGAGCAGCGCCTGACCATTGAGCTTGTGCTGACCGCCAAACTCGAACGGTTCGAGATAACTGGCAGCAATATCACGCACAAACACTTTGGCCTGCAATCGGTCTTTGCGGGCACCAAACGAACCAACAGAATTAACAGTGAAAGGGGTCGGATTATCCAGATTGCGCTGCATACCCACTTTTTGAGCGGAGGCAATCTGGCGTGCAACACTTGTTAGAGCCTGAGCAGCAGCAAAGGGAATCTGCTTTTTTATCGACTGCAACTGATTGGATAAATCTTTAAGAGTTGCCATGATCTATCCCAAAATAGAAAAGCCATCGGCTTATAAGGCTAGTGGCTTAGATATAAAGAACCGCCCGGAGGCGGCTTGTGATGGTTACCTGACGCAGTATCTAATGCTGTACAACACACTTGGTCCGAAGCTCACTATCAGTGATGCGAGAATCCCGCAGATACTGGAAATGCGAACACCGGGAGCCGTTAAATAGTCAAACAAAGGAGTCCCGAAAATAACGGAGTACTGTAGAGCGGTGAAAGCAAGAATAAGTACCAAAAAAAGCAGCGCACTTTTCAGCGTGAAGAATATCCATTCTCTTATCCCGAGTCCGATATACCCATTGCGCCTAAACGCCCCTTTGTAGTCCCTTATGAACTTTGCCATGCCTTGCAACCTTGAGCTTAAATCGTTCCTTATCATTGCATAGATTGTCTGTTATTGGGTATCTACTGAGAGCCGTTGTGAAAGTGGTTCTCAATCTGCAATTACGCTTTCCCTTCCATGATTGCCACCATGTCAGGATCAATGCTTTCTACGAGGCGTTCTCTTGCGGTAAGCAATAACCGCTTACGTCCACCTACCCCCCATCCATTCATTTTTCTGGCACAGGAACTAATCTCTTTAACTTCAGAGTTGATGATCAGATCAAGGCGATTAAGTCGGTTCATCGCACCAAGGCCATTAATCACTACGTCGCGGAAGGTGTTATAGACGCGAATTTCAAACTCAGGTTTTAGCCAGGCAGCATATCGAATCACTACTAACTCAAGGCGCCCATGTACCCTGTTTCAGTCCGCCCTTTATAACTTTGACCGATGCACTTTTTGTTGCATCGCTTAATGTGTGAACAAATCGCTTCACCTGTTTGCTCTTGAGAAATACCCCTGGACGCTGTGATTCCGTTGCATCTCCATTTGCTACAGCGGCAGCATGTAGATCATTTAAGTTATATCGGCCGTATTCATCAACGCGGACGGATACCCCATTTACTACGACGGTTGGATAAGTCATATCGGTAGTTACCTTATAGAAACGAGCCTCGTTGCCCAGAAACGCCAGCGCACAGAGACGGCTACCGGCCTAAACCAGCATTTCTCCGAGGCTTGTTTCTGTAAGACTCTATGCTTTGAAATGTGCCGGGCATGGCACGAGATATTGCAGGTATAAAAAAGGCCCAGTCGTTAAACTGAGCCTTCATGTTCTTTGTTCGCGGCTTCGCCACTAATAAAAACGCCACCGGCTTATAGGCCAGTGGCGCAGGAATCTATATATCTTAAGGTGTTAAATACTGTTCACAGGGCTAAAATCGCCTCAATTTCTACATTTAGATCGGTTGAAAATAGTTGTGTAACCTGAACTAAAGAGCTTGCCGGAAGATGCTCCCCAAAATTACGAAATAACACTATGCGCAACTGTTCTAAATCTTCCAGTGAAGTCACAAAAACTGTCACTTTAATTAATGAACTAAGTAAAGTTTTCTCTGCCAAGGCTATACGATGAAGCTGAGTAAAGATTTCCTCCGCTTGATCTGCAATACACTTCCCTTGAGATACGGTTCCAAAAGCAGTCAGACCAGAAATATAAAGAGTTTCGTTATGTTTTACTGCATGAACGTATGGCCCTTTCACTTGACCAAGTTCTGAATAATTCTTCCTGATTAGCCCATTCATTCTCATATCCTTTTTTTGCTTATTGGGCATTAATCAGACCACACATTTCAACTTAGACCAATAATCATTAATTTTTCCTCCCCGCATTCTGCCGCCAACCAATAACCTCATCCAACCGCCCCTTGCAGATCCGCAGCTCACGTTTCAAAGCCAGTGCATACAGCCCACTATCACCCCACGTAGCACCGACGAACTCCGGCACCTCGCATTCAGTTAATGCTGATTCTGGCGGTAGCAATACGGGACAATTAGCTGGTGGACGTGAAGCCGCCTTATTCGCGCAGGATGTTAATGCTAGCGTCAGACATGCGCTGAATAGCACAGTTATCATCTGACGACGCCGCCAGAAACCGCTTAAGCCGTTCGTCACTGTCATTGCGTAGTTTCCTTTCTTTCTCTAGCTGGCGGGCCGTGGCTGTACGGTTGGCGGCGTCATTCACCTGGTATGCATCGATGATGTTGCCAAGGGCGGTGTTTGTGGATTGCTCTTCTCTCAGTGCTTCTTCCGCTTTTTCGACTTCATTTGAGAGGCTATTTCTATTGAGAAGCAGCAACAGAAAAAGAACCACCAGCAAAGCGATAATCCCACCGGTTATTTTGTTAGGCATAGCGCTCGTTCCTTATCCCGGCGAACCACCAGCCCCGCTAATTTTTTACCATCGCCGTATACCCAGCGCGGGAACTGTTCACAGGCTGCCGTCACGTTGCCAGCACGGAAATACTGGAACATGGTGGATTTCTGCATCGATGGGCAACCAGCGTTAAAGGTGATTGACGTAGCAGCATCAAAAGCACCTGGCGGTAATTTATTGCCGTTCGCATAGCGAATAACGCAGCGCTCAGCATCAATGATGTTTTTTTCCCAATCAGCCGCTATCTGTGCATCAGTCTTTCGGGTGCCAGGTATGACGCTGTGAGTGTTCCCCACACCATCTGTGATAATACCTGCGGGGCAAACATACGGATCACGGCGGCATGATTCGGCATTACCGATCAGCTCTAATCCCCGCTCACTGGTTCTGACGTTGCCATTGGATACAACGAGAGCAATTATTGCTGCCACAGAACACAAGCCACCGGCCTTACTTAGCTTGTTCATATAGTTCCTCGTTACGCTTTATCGCTTCTGCAACAATCTCCACGGCCGCTGAGCGATCCGCTATCGGTCGGGTAGTCGCATTGTTGAGGAACTCCCGCAGTATTTCTGTACGCTTCTGCTCTTCAATTAACCGCGCTTTCTCTTCACGCCGTTTGGCGTAATACGTTTTGATTGTGAAGAATGCCGAAACCACCGCACCCAGAATGAAGATGTAATCCTGCAGGGATAGTAATGAGAAAACGCCAAGCGCTAATGACCACCAATAAGGCAGGTTTTGAGAGGTAACTGGTTCCATTCGCATAGTCTCCCCCTCCCGGCCTGCGGGTTGGGCGTGTGGTTAAGGAATTTAGCCCACCAGTGCAGCCACTCATCTGTTAATAGTGTGTGTGGAGTTGATTGGGTGACTGGTGGGCTAAAACTGAAAAGGCCGCGCAATAGCGAAGCCTGAATATTATTGCGAGTTAACAGCATTCCTACTGATTATTCTCACCCAGCTTTCAACAAATAATAAATACTGATAAGTTGATGGTTCTTCGTACAATAAAAGGAAGTTACATGAGCAATACTACCGCATCAATTGACCCTTCAACGATTACGGCATTAATGATGGCCCTTCCTATATTAGCGTCCAGTCTAGATGATAAAACGCAAGCAAAAATAAGGGCCGAAGTAGAAGAGCGTGAATTTCAAATCTTAACAGCTATGGGCGAGCACCCTGCGGCTGAAATGATGAAACAAAATCTTAAATTAGTACGTACTCTGCTGGCGGTTCACGGCAAGTAGTGAGTGATAGTTAATTAATCTGAGAGTGTTTTAGAGCAAAATGCTCAATTGCGCTCTCAGCAATAATTTTCTCGGCTGGTGTGGGTAGCTGAGCCTTGAACGATATAACTTGGTTTACTAAATTCAGGAAATCCCTACAAGAAACTAATTCATTACCATCCGCATCTTTAAATCCATAGCGGTGAAATAGCTCAAGTACTTCATATTTAGTGGCATGCGTAAAATCCGTTGAATTTTCTACAAATCCGCTTTTCTTTAACATGTAATCACCATTGTAATTGATAAAAAGGCCCACCGAAGTGAGCCTTAAAACACGTACGTTAACGTTTTTATGCCGTTAACTGTAATTTGAAGCCGGTTGCGGTTCCGGCGTCAACACCTACCAATGTGCTGACCGCATACCTTTCAACTTCTGATCTTCGAATTGCCCGCTTAGAGCGATGCTATCAGGCAGTAACGCCCAAGCAACATAGAAATCATGTGGGGTCAGTTCACTCATGAGCCAAGTATAAATGCCGATGTAGCCATCGGAGTCACGCACATACCCAATATGGTAACCATCGCAGGGATTGAGCAGTAAAACTGTTTTACCGTCCATGTCAGGCGCTGGCTTCTCGTCCGCAGGATGGAATACCAAGCTATCAGTAACCAGTTTCGCCATTCTGAAACCTCATAAACGACAAAACCCCGCCGAAGCGAAGTCTTTTTAATTGTGTAAGCTGCGTAACAAAGTAACTATCCTTATCACACTACAGGCATTTTTGCGTACGCGTTAGGGAATATTGAAGTATTATCATTAAAAAAATTTCAGTTATAACGTAGGGTTTAAATGACAAGGAACTTCCTATGACTGCTCAGGTTAACATTACCACCCATCACTTTATTGTTCATATTATGAACAAGATACAGCATGACAATGCAATCTTGGTCCCCAATCCGAACGAAAAGCCCGTCCAAGCCGCATCAGATAAACTGACTGACGACCTAACGGAAAGGTATACCGGACGCGCAGGTAAAGGGTATGGAAAATTTGAGGATGACAGAGATAGCTACCCTATGGGAAATATAGTTGATGACTATTTCATCACTAGAAGAACAAACTTTTACGACACCAGCATTCGAATGATAAATCACTTGAAAGCGAGAGCAGATGATGAACACCTATCTACAGGTGGTTATGTCATAATTGCGCATACTGAAGTTAATGGAAACCATTATTTAATGGTTGCTATCCTTACTTCTGCTATGGGGTCTTCAGTTCAAGATTTTGATATCCAGTCAAGTGAGTATCTTGATATTGCAAAACTGCGAGTTGCCGGACGTATAGATCTCACTGGATGGCAAGGAGGCAAAGAGCGTTATATCAGTTTCCTCAAAGGCCAAAACACCATTGCAGGTTATTTCAAGAAGTTTTTAGGCTGTAATGATATTTTAGCCGCCAAGCAGGAAACAACAAAGCTAAGAGATGCTCTTCTTCAATTTGCTACTGAGAGAAACTTAGAACCTGAGGCACGAGAGGAGTTTCTGAATCGTGCGCATGATAAACTGAAACAACTGAATAAAAATGGCGATGAATTTGAAACTCAAACATTTGCTAATGAGTTATGGCCTGGCGAACCTGAATTATTAATTGAAAAGTTAACAAATGAAGATTTGCAGTTCTCTGATGGTTTTGTTCCAGATAGTGGTGTCATTCGCAGCCTGGTTAGTTTTAAAGGAAAATCAAAGCATTGGTCTTTAAAGTTTGAACGTGCAGCCCTACATGAGGGAAGCGTGATTTATGACCACGCGACTAATAAATTGATACTCACTGAAATTCCAGATACCCTAAAAGATGAAATCTTGGCTGAACTAGGTGAAGAGGATGACGGCTAATAATAGAAAATTTGATGATTTGGTGAATATATATATAAACACCACATTCACAACTAATTATTCGGTGGGAGCTATTCATATTTCCACCGATGACCTTCGCCAGTGCATTCAAGATATTATTGATAATAGCGATGACTTTGGTATTACTTTAGAATCAGGAGCCATTGCGACTGGTGAAGACATAATCATACGTATTACCCATCCTAAAATGAGGATTGGGCAGTTACATAATACCTTTGATGATTACTTAAAAAATAGTAAAAATCGCATTAAGGAAGCAAGCTCTTATTATATCATTAATGATAAATTTTATAATAGAGATACTCCCCCCCCTTTGCATGTGCAAAAATATAGGGCAATATTGCGGCTTATCGCACTATTCAGAGAATCATCAGCCTATTTAGATGAATCTAACTGTGAATTGGTTTTCGTCGATTCTAATGTTATTAAGATACCAGTTAATTATACTACTGATGATTTAACACATTTGCAGTTAGATAAAGTTAAAAATTTTATTGCCTACTTTGCCGAAGATACTCATCGAGATCAAAAACTAACTATTTTAGCTAATAGCATTAAATCTATGAGTGAAACAAAAACCAAAGATTCCTCATTCATATACCTTATTCAAGATTTTTCACAATTATGTGAAAGTTTCAATAAAGGATATAAAATTTTTGTATCTGGTTTTTCATATGACAAAATTCTAGATCAGCTTAGAGTTGCTAAAATTGAAGAAATGGGGAAAATACATAAGGTTTTCAGTGATATTCAAAATCAGATCTTAGGTATACCTGTTGCGACAATTATAGTCGCCACACAAATGAAACAAGCGAATGGTTGGGACGCTCAAGCATTGATTAATACCGCGATTGTCCTTGGTGCGCTATTCTTTACCGCAATGATACTATTCGTCATGTTTAATCAGTGGCAAACTCTTAATGCTATCTCTGATGAGTTGAATTATAAAAAAAATCAAGCAGAGACTAACTACAAATCAATCTATGATGATATTGAGTCAACATTCAAAAGTTTGACAACTCGCATTTATACCCAAAGAGTGGTCTTTATAGTATTGGGTATCTTTGTAATGGTTGGATTGTTGTTAACATTTAAGGTTTATTATTTCCTTACCCTTTAAGCCTAATAGTATTATTTTTTTAGTGGTCGCATCGAGATGCCCGCAACCTAAACACTCCCGATGCGACTCAATAAAGAGATTAGGTATCCATACCCATTTTCACATCCAACATTGATAGACACCCACCAATAAACCCCTCAGCTAACTGCATTTCTTTTCTGATAGTTCCATCCGAACACCTACGTTTACGTGCAATCGACCTGAGTGATACGTTGTACAGGTAGTGCAAAACCAGCAGCTCATACTCATCTGGCTTGAATTTATTAAGTCTTGCAACACAGCTATCAATGATAATTCCATCATCGTCACAGCATGAAAGCCTACTCGGTGACTTTGATGGCAATAAGCCTTTAAAACCAGCAGCAATATGAGAGTAATCTACCCCGCTGTTATCACTGGCAGCCCAGCCTCCCCAACGCTCTAATACTATAGAGATATCTCTCATGCTAATGTCTCCAAACTGCTGTAACCGGTCCGCATTCCGTTTACTGAATTCATAGTTTTACTCCACACAATTAAGACCATCAGGCCATTGCCCCGATCGAGATAGACCGGTCCATAAAATGAAACCAAAGCTCAATTTGGCTTCCATGCTCCGCTTCCCATACACGCATATCAGCATGCAGTGCGTCATGACAGAGACGACATAAAGGTATTGTGAATAGGTCGTGAGCCTTGGTACCCATCCCGCCCTGTCCGTGACCGATGATGTGATGAGGGTCGTCAGCAGAACTACCACACCCGCAGCATTGCTGGGATTTAACCCACTTGAGCCACTTTTTGCTCTCCCAGCGCTGCCGCTTCGGAATGCGCATAAAACTCGCTGGTGGCTCGTCATCAATTTTCAGGGCTAAAACTGGCTTGGCTTTCTCAACCTTCTTGGCCACTATCTCTTGCGGAGCTGGCAACCAGGTAATATCGCTTTCCTTTGTACCGCCAGTTTCGATCACTGCTGGTGGCATATGCAGAGAGGAACGAGCGATAGAATCAGGTAGCAGGTCATAAACCTCATTAACCACAGCCCACCAACACAGCTCAGGCAACGTCAGTTGATGGCCCTCGGGAAAGCGGAAATAGCCGCGCACAGTCTCAATTACCCAAGTAATCAGGTTACTGGTTGCCAACTGCTTTAATCGGGGGAGTGTTTGTTCTCTCAGCTTATTATCGTGATGCCAGCATAAGCAGATCCAACTTTGTCCATAGCGTAATGTTGTGAGATTACTGACGTGGGTATCATCCGAAGCATGCCATTGGCACTCTTTCAGCCGTTCGACCCATGCCTCAAGCACTCGCGGGCCACCAGCCGCGCGGATAACCCTTTCATGTTCAAAGAATGGCAGCAGGCGTGGATCGTTAGCCAGTTGCTGATCGACAAAAGGCAACCTGCCGGCGGGAAGCGATTTAAACTCTTCCGGCTCACTGGCCACCAGCAGCCGGCCAGACATGTAAGGCATCAGGTCCGGCCCCGGCTTTAAAAAGACGAGGCCAAGCTCACGCTGAATAAATGGAGTTAATAGCGCCCTCATGCCGCATGACCTTTTTTAGCAAGGTACTCAGTCCACAACCCGCCAATCCACTTAACGCCTTTAGGTGTGAATCTAGCCTGGGTGAATGCGTGATTATTAATGGTGTTAGTACCGGTCTTAACTTCAAAGCGTTCCAAGTCAATATGCTGCTGATACGGTGTTAGCCCGCCAGCCAGACGGTACATGATGCGATTCTCAATAAGGAATAGCCGGAAATCGGTTTCTTTGGCTTTCAGCAACTTGCATACGTTACGGAATACCATCGAACCAGTTGCCTGAACGTAGCGATCGACAAATTCTACTTTTGGTGCCGCGATGGAAAGCTGATTTTCAAGCTGTAGCTTTTCTTCCGCCAGATCAGCAGCAAGACGCAAAGCTTCGGGTAGCGTTTGAGGGATTTGGTTCTTATCTTCTAATTCCCGGAGACGACGAATGACCTTCATGCGGATTACAGCACTATAACCGGCGAGTAAGCACTCAACATGTTCACGGTCTAATAAGTATTCGATTTGGGTGCGATTCATACTGTCGAGATAGGTATGCGCAAATTTGCTCACATCTTCAGATAACTGGGCCACCATCACTTCAATGTCCCGCTTTACGTCAGAATGGCGCTTACCAGTCAAATCACCAACCTCACGGCTGCTCATAGTCACAACCGATGCGGTAACACCTACGTGAGTATTCATACATGTACCTCGCTGATCTGTATTTCTACCTTCCCGCCCTTAGTCATAGGCATCCACTCCAATAACATCCGCTTTATCTGGCTGTCGTCTGCCCACACTCCGGCATGCGTCAAGGCATCAAGAAGTGCTTTCAGGTAGTTGTCCATGTCCCTTATGCGCCGATCTGGTGGGTAAAAATTAATAGTTACGGCTACATGGCCAGTAATGGCTTTCGGTACCCGCCGTAATTGCTCGAGTACACAAACCAACGCTTCACTGCGGTATTTGCGACCGTCGACACTGATTAGGTGACGACCAGCCAGCGGTCCTTTGTTTGGGGCGCGCCAGTAGCCATTAACTGACGGTGGGAATGGCAGAATGAGTTTCAAACCATAACCCCGCTTTCCGGTACCGGAATAATTTCAGGAATATTTTGCGGTTGGCTTTGTGGTGCAAGACGCTCGGCCTCTCTGCGGATCTGCGCTAAGAATGCCGCGCCAGTAGTCATAAGCTGATCCAGCGAGACATAACTTGTTGCTGGCCCGCGCCACGTCTTATCAAATATCGCTATGGCGCCAGCGAAGAATGCACCGCTCGGCACCTGTTTATCATCTGCCGGAATAAACCAGCGTGGGAGGTCGAAACCAACGCGACCGCGAATAAACGCTATGTGGTCGGCTTGCTCTGGCCACCAACTCTCTGACGTGGCTACTTTGATAAGAAATACATAACGGCCACCGGCTTCACGCATTGCCGCTGTGTGCTGCATGATGTGTGTCATGCCAGTGATGTATTCACCTTCATGCTGTTTGGCGCGGGAATATGGTGGGTTGCCGAACGCAGCACCTTTAAGCTCTTTCACTCGTTCAGCCCAGTCTTGGACCAGCGCGTTATCTTCTGCCGTGTAGAAATCAGGGCATTTACTGTTTTCACCGTCGGAGAAAAGGTCCAGAACCAGCGGGCCAAACATCTGATTAATGCCCCAGAACAACGGATCGGGAGTGCGCCACTGATCGCCAACTTCTTTCAGCAAATGAGACTCAGCCGATTTAAGCGCCGTCAATGATTGGACATATTCGGTATTGGAGAAATCAATCATGATGCAAGCCTCCGAAGTTCGTTCTCACTGACCTGATCAAGTGCCTTGGCCCAGATACCGTTCCATTCAATTCGTGCGGAGGTTTCATTCATGCGACCAAGACCGCCAGCCATGGAAAGCGCTGTTTTCTCTACGGTATTTTGTGCCTTGCCGTGGCGTAATATCAGGCGGTCAAACGCTTCTTGTCTGGTCACCGTGTCCATCTTCGGCACTTTTGGTAGGTCGTCTGCCCGCACTTCTTTCACGGCCAGATAGCATTTTTCAGTGATCAGATAATCAAAGTTCTTGCGGCGCCACGTCTTACCCGATGATGTATCAGGGCGGTCCTCAAGCATCCAACGGCATTTCTTTGAGATGTAGCGCAGATAGGCAGACCATTTTTCCAGATTGAGATCGTATTTTTTCCAGAGAGCACGGAGCTTTGTTTGACGGTCTTTCGTCATATCCAGCACTCCGGGCATTTCTGGCAGCGTTGCGTGGTAAGCCTCCAGCACTGCTGAATAATCAATTTTTAAAGAATCAACTGGCTGCGGGTCGGTTGCCGTAGGCGACTGACCAATAGTCTTTGTATTTGACGGATCTTGTTTTGAAGTTAATGACGGATCGGGGTCAACCATTGGGGGGTTGTTTGGCTGACTTTTATCAACCATTAACCCCTCAATATTTGATAGGTCAACCGTTGACCCCTTAACTATTGACCCCTCAATATTTGGGGGGGTAGTTTTTGAAGGTTGCTTTTTCTCTTTGCGGTAGTGTTGCTTAGCCGCGCCAGCCGCTAGCTCTAACTTTTCAACATTGAGAATGTAAAGGTTACTTAAATTGCGACCACCAACCTTGCGCTCTTGCTTAACCAGCCAACCTTCACGCTCGAGTTCATCAATCGCAGACGATACGGTGGTTTTACTTTTAGCCCCGATCTGCTGCTGGATGGTTTCTACCGCTGGCCACGATACGCCCTCGTCATTACTGTAATCAGCCAGACGAGCCATAACAGCAACACGGGACAGAATTAGCCCCGCAAAGGCGCAACCCTCCCAAACTAGACCGTGTAATTTGCTGCTCATACATCCACCTTGGAAAACTCAGCCCTGAACCGTCTGATAGGCTTTGATAACTCGCCATGCACATAACCATCACGCAGGTAAATAACCTCGCCTGTGGTGCTGTCATAGCGAATGACGTGAACACGAACGCCACGCTTATCGTTGTAATAACGATCAAGTAATTGGATTGGGTTTGTAGTGGTTGAGCCGGGGTTAGTCATACGCGGCCCCACTTACGGCGAACCGCACCCACAATTCCATTAGCTCTACTGTGGTTGCACGGTACCCACCGGCCCTTTATCATTCGTTCATACCGGAACGGACTGACACAAACGCAACGCAGTTGCGGAATAGAACGTTTAGCCGCTACAATGTTCATGCGTTAATTACTCCACACAATGTTTAGTTAATGCACCCGATGGTCCGGTGCCGCACACCGGGCCATCACCCCACAACAGCTCTGAAACCACGATAATCTCCGCAATAATAGACTGTGCTCTATATCCTTTAGCTTTCAATCTCTTACTCTCGTTTCGATCTAAAATTCCGTCCGCTGTGAATTCATTATGAGCACGACCAAAATCACCCAGAGCCGCCAGTAACTCATTAAATTTGATAAGTAATTCTTCATTACCGATATCACAAACATCTGGCAGTTTCACAAACACACCACCAGCACGCTTGCACATAGCTTCGGTAATATCGGAACGACCCGAGAAGAATTCCATATCCACGGCCATGCCTAATGGCACGACTTGCCCTGCTAGCTGACGCACCCGGTTACGAAGCGCGTTATCAGTGCCATTTTGGGGATCAAGTGTTTTTGCCATGCCCTCATACTTGCCCGGAGTCTGAATAATCAGCTGGTGTATCGCGTCGCTAATGTCTGGTTGGGTTGGAAAGTCTTTGTTATCCACAATGTTTTTCCCTTTTGGTGGTTTTATTTAATTCAGCTTTTACAGATAGTTCCTCTTCGACCCGAATTGTTTTTGAGTCAGGATGAGGAAAGAGATTAGGCAGGTCAGGGCGGATTTGATGTGCCTGCACCTCGCCATTGGTAGCTTCAACGAGAGACTTCACATTTCTCGGGGCTACCTTTGCTTTACCGCAAAGCCACTTCTGAACGGCAGCCTGAGTAACACCGCATGCTTCCGCTAGTCTCTTTTGAGTTCCAACAATTTGAATTGCCGTTTTAATTACATTACCCATTTTAATCACCTTTGTTGTATTTAACCGCAAATATATAACCAAGGTTGTTTTTAAGCAACAACAATAGTGGTTTGACGGGGTATAACTAAGGTTGTATTTTGCGAGGATGGGAATGACACTTGCACAAAGATTGAAAATAGCCATGCAGGAATCAGGGTTAACTCAGGCAGCATTGGCTGAGAAAGCTGGGGTTTCACAAGCTGCTATACAAAAAATTACGTCCGGTAAAAGCCAGAGCACTACTAAGCTACTGGAAATCTCCCGCGCACTCCACGTCCGCCCTGAATGGCTTGGAGAAGGAGTTTTACCGATGAGAGAATCAACTAAAACAATAAATCAGGAATCCAATATTCCCCCTGAAAATGAATGGGGAAATATTACCCCTTGGGATAGCAATTGTCCCATTCACGAAAGCGAGGTAGAAGTGCCATTCTTACGTGATATTGAGCTTGCTGCTGGTGACGGTAGCTTTAATGATCAAGACTACAATGGTTTTAAACTTCGCTTTTCGAAATCTACCTTACGGCGAGTTGGTGCTCAAAAAGATAATGTCATTTGCTTTCCTGCCCATGGAAATAGCATGGAGCCAATTTTGCCAAACGGTACGACGGTAGCTGTTGATTGCGCAAATAAAAAAATTGTCGATGGAAAAATATATGCAATCAATCAGGACGGATTAAAACGTCTTAAACTTTTATATCGTATGCCAGGAAATAAACTAAGTATCCGCAGCTTTAATAAAGCTGAGCATCCAGATGAAGATGCTGATGGGGATACCGTAGAAATTATTGGCCGCGTTTTTTGGTGGTCAGTTCTGGATTATTGATAGCTCTCACTTCTAAGCAGTTCAATGAGGGTAGGAGTGTCATTCAACCTAAGATTTAAAGGAAAACATGAAGATATTCTCTGAGAAATTAAGAGCGCACTCTGATCACGTAAAAAAAGTGAGCCATCATTGTTCTACCGAAGAAACAACTAAACAAGCATTAATCTTGCCAATGTTAGATATTCTTGGTTTTAACTCTTATGACCCCACAAAAGTTAAAGCAGAATATGGTGCCGACTTCCCTGGTGTTAAAGTAGGTGAGCGAGTCGACTATGCTCTATTTTGCCACGGCGTTCCTGTAATGTTCATTGAAGCTAAGGGCTATAATCAAAAACTTGATAACCATTGCCCTCAACTTTCTAGATACTTTAACGCGACACCTGAAGTCACCATTGCAGCTATAACTAATGGCACCCAATGGCGTTTCTTTACTGACCTTAAGCAAAGAAATATTATGGATGCTGCTCCATTTCTACAGATTGATGTAGATGAAACATCGGACTCTGATGCCCATCAGCTCTATCAATTCCGTCATGACCAATTCCAACCAGAAGCACTTCGGACCTTGGCAGAAGAAAGCATTTATTTATCAGCATTTACTGATGTTATCAGTGATAGCTTAAGGAATGTCGATAGTGACTTTGTTCGTTATGTTGCAAGTCGCTCGAGCGTACAACGGCAGTTGAACCAAAAGTTCCTCGACACAATTACACCATTAGTAAAAATGGCAGTAGAGCGAGCTGTTAGTGCAATGGTTGTTTCTGGACTATCGATGGCTTCTAACAAAGACAAAGATATTGAAACCACACTAGCACCTGAGTTGAAGAAAATTGATGAAACAGCACCAGTCATAGACCCTGAAAATTCAAATATCGTTACTACGCATAACGAAAGGCAATTTTTTAGCAATATTCAACTTTTACTTGGTGAACAAGCGGATATTTCGGCAAAAGACACAGCTAGTTATTACAATATTCTTTGCCAAGGAAAATCAAACCGTTGGATTGTTCGTTATTTTGATAGCAAACAGCGCCCGTCGATAATATTACCAATTGAATTAGATACAAAAGCTATCGCAGAAGTTGAGAGAGCAGGGCTTGAACTCGCTCCCGGCAATCAAATTATAATAGATCGTCCTGAGAATATTTTAAGATTGTCAGGGCTAATCTTGGATTCATACAATTATTGCATGGACGACGATAATTTTAGAAACAAGAAAAAATAGTAGCCTAACTTCCCGACCCCTCCAGCGAGGAGGGGCGTATGACGCAACCCTGCCCCATAAAATCCTATCTAAACTCAGCATCATTGCTTGGTTAACCTCTAAAACATTCAAAAAAACACATCCAAATTCAACCTAATAAAATACAAAAAAAACCATCACACCATCAAATACAACCAAAGTTGTTGACACAAATACAACTAAAGTGTTTAATTGTTTTTATCAACAGCGAACAGGCAGGACGCCCACGTAGTAGCCGCCGGTGGCATAGAAACACCGGATGATTCGCTTACAGGGTTAACAGTGTGGAGTAATCAGAATGGAATTAGATAAGAAATCAATATGTAAAGTGTTTCAGGTTCCATCTGAAGCGCTGAAAAATATCGAAGCTGGCCCGAAGCCAGAACCGAAAATCATATCGGGAAATCTGAACAACGAAGAATTGCTTGAGTGGATGGTGAAAAAGGTGAGTGCTGCACGTCAATTAAAATCAGCACTTGCTGAGCGTGATAGCTGCAAGCAAGCACTGAGTGAAATTGAAGTCAGAATTTCACTGCTTACCAATTCTGCTGCTTTGGAATTGTTAAGTACAACTCAGGATCCCACTCATCTTCCATAAATTCTGGAAATGATTTTTTAGGTGTCAGTGAGCTGAAATCCCTAAGCACTGATATAACTTCTTCAGGAAGTCTCTCAGGGGCAAGCTCGCTTTGTAGAAGTAAAACAATGTCAGCAAGTGATAAGGCTCTTATTTCGGACAAAGGCCATTTGTATTTTTGCAGCAAAAGATGCTCAAGCGCTTTTCGCCCCTCCAGAGGGTTCCAAATTGTGCCATGTGCCTCCCTGTGGAGATGAAGAATTGATTCGAGAGCAAAGATAAGAGCTGAGCGATTTCTGCATTGAGTATGCTGCGGCTCAACAACGCTTCCAAATCTCGCAATATCGTGTAGAGCAAAAATTTTATTACTTATGATGTCGAAATATCTTTCACTGATGACTGACATAGCAATCCCTTCTTGGTTGTGTGAGAACTCCCAAGATACCACCGCCGCCTGAGGTGGAGAAGTAACCAGGCACACAATCGCATGAGCATTACACCGGATATATGGACAGCAGCTGTGTTACCACCGCTGGCGGCAAGGTAGTTAGGTCGCAGAGCCTGCGTAACGGCCCACGCGTCGTAAGGTGGTCAAATGTAGTGCTCAGCCGATTGTGATTTGCCAAAGAGCTAGCCTGTGCAATTGCAGCAGCCGGAAATAAGCGCCGGAAATCACATCCTTGTTCCATTGCTGTGCTGTGTCTTTAGCGGCTGCGCCTGCCAACACCAGATTAGGCCAGCCGCCCTTTTCACACAGAGAAGTGCTCCGGGCGGGTTATCCCTTTAAACCCGTACAGTATAAAGCCCCCGGATCGGAGTGCTTCTCTGTGTGTGGAGTAACTAAATAACAATTATCGGTGCGGTGATAATTGCTAATAAACCTATGTGGAGTAATTAACGTGAAACAAGCCCAGTTAAAAAATGCAATTATTTTTAAGGCAACTCTGCCTGAAGCTGAATTACTTTCAGGTCACTTAAATGAAGTTCTATTTACTGCCATTGCCGAGAATGAAAAGAGCCGTGTTGGTTTTATTCCAAATATCATCACTGGCGAGCTAGTCACGCCGTTTAATGGTGGGCTATCGGTTTCACTACGCATTGATGAAAAAATAATGCCATCTCATGTTATCAATAAAGAAGTAAACGAACGTGCTACTGTTATTGAATCACAAACAGGTAAAAAACTTAAAAGAGCAGAACGAAATGCCGTCAAAGATATCGTTATCTCTGAGCTGTGCAAAAAAGCATTTGTTAAAACTACTGTCATTAATGCCTATTATAATATCGAACATGCTTTTTTAATTGTTGCGACTGGTAGTAAGCCTTTCGCCTCCTTGTTTGTTTCCTACCTCGTCAAGGCGGTAGGCTCCATCAAGACTGAAACTATTCACATTAGTGATATCAAACATGGCCTCACCACTCGATTGAAAAGATTTACTAGCGACGATAAAGATGCTTTTGATGGTTTCTATATTGGCGACTTTGTTCAGTTATCACGTAAAGGTGAGCAAAACGAAGTTATCAAATATGCCGCAGAAATTGACACTATAAAATCTGAACTCGCTGATAATTTAAATGATGGATTTATTGTTGACCAAATGTGTTTATGTACTGGTGACCTTTCATTTCTATTAACTGAAAACTTCTATTTCAAACGCATTAATACTCGTGATGATGTTGAATACGATGATGAGGATGATATTCCCTATCGTTGGAGACATGAAGCAGCAGTGCTTACTATTTTCTTGACTGATGTTATTAACCGACTGTGTATTTTGTTGAGTTATAAACCTACAGAAAAAGAATAATTAATCAAAGAATTACAAATCGCCCATTAATTGGGTGATTGGGTAACTGTTACCTAAATTCAGGCTGAGGATTACTTCATGAATCCGATTCAATTTATCAGCAAAAACATTACACAACAGCTTATGGATGAGGGTTATTCCTTACCGGTGGCTCAGGGGGGGGGCAAATGAAGCGGTTGACCTATATCGCCGTGCCTCTCAGCCAACTACCCGCAGTCGTGGCATTTACGACGATTGCCTAAAGGTAGCTCTCAATTACGCAAAGATGAGCGGTGAAAAGGCTAAGCCGATAAAAACCGCCAAAAAGAAGAAAGCATAAACCGTGGAGTTAATTTAAATGTCATGCATAAAAACGTATCCAGATTTGCTGCATTTTGATTATGCAGATCCAAAAGAAAGCAGTATCAGCATTAACGATATAGCCCAGGGCCTTTCCAATGAATGCCGGTTCGCTGGCCATATCCCTTATTTTTATTCTGTTGCCCAGCACTCATGGTTGGTTAGCCAGCTTGTTAGTCCTGAATTTGCGCTGGAAGCACTGCTGCACGATGCAACAGAAGCATACTGCAAAGATATCCCCTCCCCCTTAAAACGCTTACTGCCCGACTATAAAGCCATTGAGCGCAGTATTGATTTGGTTGTCCGGAATAAATTTGGTCTTCCATCTGAAATATCACCAGAGGTTCACCATTTCGATCTAGTGATGTTGGCTACCGAGCGCTTAGAGCTGGATATAGATGATGGTGAGGTCTGGCCAATGTTGGCAGGAATTCCACCAGCTGATATTGCCATCTGCCCCATGTCACCTGGTCATGCCCGCGTTATTTTCTTGGCGCGCTTCAATGAGCTAACCGTGGCCACCCAATCATGATGTACGGCCTGTTTTTACTCGTCTGCTACACCTTCCAGCCGTGCCAATACGAGCCGCAAGGCTACGTCTATCCGGATGATAAGAACTGTATAGCCGATATCCAGCAACAAGGTTTACCACCTGAATATGAATGCCTGCCAGTTGATGGCGTTCTCTATGCGAGGAAACAGTGATGATTAAGACAATTACAGCGGCACCAGTTGAGCGTGATAACTGTGGGTTCTGGACTCACCCTGATTACTTTGAACCAGCAAATGGAAATGAATTTGGGGTTGAAGGTGAATTCGATGCATGGAAAGCGTTAAACCGCGTCGTCGGGAAACTGAAATGGATGGAGTGCGAAGATAATGCCGAAGAACTGCAGGCTGCATACGATGCTGGTAATTGCGATCTCAGAATGTGGCAGCCCAACCCACCAGCGGGTAATGGCTGGTTTCTCGCTTCTATTCATGACTCAGAAGACGGGCCGGTTTGTTACTGGCTGCGCCCTATCGAATTAGACCCAGAAGCATTAGCTGCCCACTTCAACAATTGCTATGCGGAAGCATTCAAGACTGAATACTTGGTGGCAGAACGCGATGCTGCACTCAATGCTTGTTCACTGATTGCCGAGGCTTTGGGTATTACTGGTGCAGTAGCGGGTGACACCATTGCTCGGGTGCGGCAGCTGGTTGGCGAGATGGCAGCGCTGTGGAATGAAAATTCCGTACCAGAAGTTAAATTGGGCCATCAAATGCAGTGCTGGGCCATCGTCAGGCGTACCAGCACCTTTAACGGTAAAACCACGGTTAGAGTTGCCATGCTTCGCTATCTCAATATGCCGTTTGAAGAAGGTGATGATGAGGTTGATTGGGCACTGCAAGACGACAACGGTGATTATTACAATGCCGTTGGCTGGCACTCATATCACGGCCATCCTGAATATAGTGATTATTATCGGGAAATTGAGCAAGAAGAGGAGGTTTTGGCTTGGCAGCCATTGGTGTATCCAGATCTGCCTCAAAGCTTCGCCGCCAGCCTGAGGGGTGAACAGAATGCAAAATAGATTTTACATGGCCTGCTTGCGCGACACTGTAGGCAGAAACATGGCATTTCACTGCTATCGGGGTTGTGGTTATGCCACTGATATCGGCAAAGCCCATATTTACACCCTCGAAGAGGCTCAAAAGAGCTGGAATCTTGGGCGTGACATTGACCTGCCAGTGTCAGCCGATGCAATTGATGCAGCTGCTGTTTGGCATGTTGATCATCAACTCATTCCCAGCAAGAACACTATCGAGACAGATTGCGCAGGTTATGTCGCATTCATCAAAGACAAGTGGAATGGGAATGACGTGTATTGGCTGTCTGACCTGATGCCAACAGATGATTTCAACAAAGCTAAAGTATTCCCTGAGCCGGACGTCACTGAAAGCAGTCTGGTGTGGCTACCATTTGTGACTGCTGATGCCGTTAAACGCCGGACTTTCAATATCGACCAGCTTAATCGGCGGACAATGATTCAGGCTGCGGGGCTGAGAGTGCCTGATTGGTTAAAGCGTCAGACTCGACGTAAATCGTCAGGTAAAACACGCTGGAACTGCCCTCACTGCGGAAAAATAAGCTGGCAATACAACCCGTATGATTTCGATGGGTGCGCTGATTGGGCATGTAAAGGGAGTCACCGCTAATGAAAGAACAATCGGTAATTCAACTGGCGCAAAAAGTTGTACAAAACAACCCAGGACTAACCTCAAAAGAGGTCGCTAATCGCGTATCTCAAATCCGTCCTGCCAGAGTCGATGTAGTTAATAGAGCCCTAGAGCGCCTTAGCCTAAAAGGTGAAATTAATCGTATCAAATCAACGAAAGGTGTAATTACCAATCACCCTAAACCTGAACAATTCGGGATTACTCGAACTATGGCCTTTTTTAACAAAACTCTGTTAGAAGTGCGTAACAAATATAAGTTTGAATTAGAAAAGTGTATTGGCTCGTAAGCAGTTTTAGTCACGGCCTGTGTGCGGCGGGCCTTTAAATAAACAGTGTGGGGTAATCATCATGTTTAAAAGCGGAAAATTGATGAAAGCAAGCGCATGGGGCCAGCGTGAGTTCGAGGCGGGATCGGTACCTGATAATCGAACTATTAAGCGTTGGATTGAAATCGGTAAATTGAAAGGAAAAGTTATTGATGGGAGTATTTGGGTTAATTCCTCGGAGCGTTGGGGTGTTGAATCAGCAGTCTCATCTTATGTTAATCAATTAATACAAGAGGCATAATTCATGGCTGCCCGACCGCGCAAAAAAGAATATAGGCACCTTCCTGATCATCTCTATTTCGATAAAGATAAAGGTGCTTATAGATTCACTTTGGTTACTGGTAAAAAGAAAGATGTCGGTAGTGACCGAGGAATTGCTATTGCTATTGCGCGAGAATATAACAACTTAATGCGCCCGGAGTCGGTAGTTTCCGTGGCGTCTTTAATTCGTGAATCTGGTGGTAATAACGGTGAAGCGAAGCCATTTTCTGAGCATGTTGATAAGATATTGGCCCGGGCAATAGTTGATGAAAAACCAGCAGCGGCGACAAAAGCCGACTGGGAAAGCGATAAGGTTCGAGTTAAAGAATACTTTTCCAATATTCCCACCTGCGATATAGATCTTGAGCATGTAAATGGATTCATTCAGCACTACCATGCGGACGCATCAGCGAATGTCCAAAACCGTAAAGCTAGCTTCCTAAAAAAACTATTCAGCTATGCGGTCGATGAATCACTGATGATGGATAACCCAGCAGCCCGTAAAAAAATGCGGCGTACCAGTGGTAAAATAAGGCGCCGGCTATCAATTGAAGATTTTATTAAGATCCGTAATGCCGCTGATCGATGGCTAAGAACGGCAATGGATTTAGCCATTCAAACAGCCCAGGCGCGACTAGAGGTTTCACGCATTCGTTACAATATCAGCCAGCCAAAAGAAGGTGTTTGCGGCTGCCAAATGTATGACGAGCCGGTAAACGGCATTCATGGGATGCTTTATATTCATCGCCAAAAGGTCCAGCACAAGGAAGCCTCTCATGTGGCCATACCCATTGGAAATGCGCTTAAATCGATTATTGATAATAGCCGCGATAACATAGCTAGCCCGTATATTGTCCATCGCTTACCGCTTAAGCGCAGTAATCCCACCAGCAAAGAAGTGCGTCACCCAACCCAAGTGGCTCCTGATTATCTAAGTCGGGCATTTTCTACTTTGCGCGATCAAGTTGGTGTTGGTGCTAACCTACCGATGGAACAGCGCCCAACATTTCATGAAATCCGAGCGCTGGCTGCTCACTTATTTAAAATGCAGGGAATGGACCCACAAGCTCGCATGGCCCACAGTGATGCTAAATCAACACAGATCTACACTGAGAACCATGTGGAGTGGGTCAAGGTGCCGCACGGTGAAATTGCAGTTTAATGAAGGGAATAACTCGACTTAAGCCGTTGATGTATATAGGGCCGGAAATGCAAATTCTGCACTGTTTGTTTAAACAGTGGAATCGAATGAAATGCAGTGTTTATGCGGGTTTGAAGGTGTTAAGGCGGGTGACATGGGGTGTCGGGGGTCGGAGGTTCAAATCCTCTCATGCCGACCAAATATCCCAAAGAAAACCAATCCGTTAGGGTTGGTTTTTTTGTTTGTGGGATTTGGCAGGGGAAACACGGGGAAAAAAATGACTCATTTGCGAGTAGCTAGAAATCATTAACTTCAATTACTAATAAAATAAAAATACATAAATACTATTAATTATTAAAAACCAGAATTTTCATTGTATTGCCCATCAATTCCTCATCAATATGCTTAATTAGCAAAACATACCATTTGCAATAAATCAATTTCGTGAACTACATTTTTTATGGATATATTCATTATCCTAATGAATATGGTTGCATTTGTATTTATTGCAATTATATATAATCACATCGATTACCAGAGGGTGTTATTACCATGGGCAATAATAATCAACTGAAGAATGAAGATGATACTGCGGCATTAGATTTATTGGAGCAAGCGATGGGGTTTACTTTTCAAGCCTCATTGCGTGCTGCAACAATTTTAGGGGTAGCGGATTATCTGACAGAAGAGGCAAAAACTGCGGAGGAACTTGGACAGACAGTAGGGGCAGACTCACGTCATTTAAATCGCGTATTACGCATGCTAGCATCGCGAAATATCTTTGCAGAATCAGCAGATGGTCGATTTTCACTGACCCCAGCGGCACAGTATCTTCGCTCAGATCATCGTGACTCACTGCGCGCGGCGGTATTAATGCTGACGGATAAAACATTCTGGCTCCCACTCGGTAATCTTGTCGAAAATCTACGAGGTGAATCGGCCTTTAAAAAGGCATTCGGAATGTCTTTTTATGAATACTGGTCACGAGATAACATTCCCGAATCAGAAGGTGATTTTCATACTGGTATGTCATCGATGTCCTCAGTAGAAAATAACTTCTTGGTGCGCAGCTATGACTTTCCAAAACATGCCACAGTGATTGATATTGCCGGTGGTTTTGGGGGATTACTGTTAAAAGTACTGCAAAATAATCCCACATTACAGGGTATTTTATTCGATCGCCCTGCGGTCTTGGCGAAGAACCGTCTTGGTGAGTTAGGAGATGATTCACGTTGGGAAACCCAGACAGGTAATTTCTTTGAAAGCTGCCCAACAGCTGATATTTATTTATTAAAATACATCACAATGGATTGGCCGGAAGAACAAGCAAGTCAGATATTGCGCAGTTGTCGTAATGCAATGCGGCCCAATTCAAAAGTGCTTATCTTTGAACCTGTTATATCCAGAGAAGATACCAGGCAAGGTGGCAAAGAGATCGACCTTTTGTTATTAGGTAGTTTTGATGGAGGACAAGCACGCACTGAGGAGGAACTTAAAACACTGCTGGCCAGCGCAGATCTGAAACTTAATCGTATTATCGATACCGGAAGCTATGTATCAATTATTGAGGCTATTCCAGCCTAAATATAAGCATCTATTTTAAAGAAATACGGCCTAATTGAAGATTAGGCAAAAATTTATTCGGATAATGACCATCTATTAAATAATAAAGGAAAACGGGCAATGTTATGAAATATGGCGGTATAACATTGTCTATTTTATTAACAATTAAATATTAATAATAACAAGATTAAGAAGTCTTTCAATATTAAATGGGGGAAGTTATTTTTACAATTATAGCTATAAGTCTTTTTGCCAACCCTTGGCTATAAACATATTTGATGATCTTACTCACCACTCCCAGAAAACAGAGTGGCGAGAATCATACAAACATTAATCAACTATAATGCGACCATTAAGCGGCTGTATTGGCCGATTATTGTTATGATGAACAACAGACTGGAATTGATGTATTTGTTCAGCAGAAACATTAACAGGCTGATCAAGCACTAACCAGGTTACACCTTCAGAACAAGGTGGTGTGGTAAGTGAACCACTAAAACGGTAAAAATTGAACTGTTTTGGTAGCAACTCATTAATATCCAAAGGTCTATTCAGTATTGTTAATTGGTCTACCGCTGTTGGCATTTGCTGCCAGGCCAGTGCCAATTGTGTATTAGCTTTTCCCAACTGGAACAGCAGCGCCAATACTACCAACTCACCCTTGTTATCTTTATAAACAAAATGAGCTTCCAATGGGAACTGTTTGCCATCAATTTCGTTTTCACTGGGGGCGTGAAAATGGAATTGTTGCAATGTAAACGTATCGCCATCCAGCTTTAACGTATTACCAGCGCTAGTATTAATCTGAATCGTATGGCCATTATTAACGATTTGTTGCTTGCCTTGCTGGAAATTTAATTCCAATTGACCATGATGAGTTTTCAATGCGCCATGAATATTGACTGGTGACTGATTTTTACCCGTTTCACAAAGAGAGAAATCAGGGGAAAGTTTCCCCCAATGTGCCGGGTCTTCCTGCCCCTCATATCCCCAGTGAGCATGTTCCGCAGCACTGGCAGAAAAACTGGCTACCAACATTGCAGCGAACAATAATTTTCCTTTCATTTCTTATCCCTATTAAGCAAAAACTAAATTACACCTGACGAACAACCATACAAAGCATGGCAATAACCGTCGGAGTAAAAGAGTAACTCAGCTTTTTTTTAGGATATGTCAGTTACTTCCTACAAAACGATAAAATTATTGTAATAGCTTAAATTTAAACTATTTTTTCATTAATGAAAAATGTAACCAACTGCGTTTGGGAGGGTGTAAAGGAGAAAATGGTGAGAAAGGCCGGTGTTAAACGGCCCTTCCCTGTTGGCTGGTTTATCAGAGAATTAAAGCTCTTCACCATTGCTGGCAATCACTTTTTTATACCAATCAAAACTTTGTTTACGTGAACGCGCCATCGTGCCGGTGCCGTCATCATTTTTATCCACGTAGATAAAACCATAACGCTTGCTGTATTCACCGGTTGTGAATGATACACAATCGATACAACCCCACGGGGTGTAGCCCATCAGGTCTACGCCATCTTCAAACACTGCTTTTTTCATCTGCTCGATATGGGCTTTAAGATACGCAATGCGGTAATCATCATGAACCATGCCGTCATCAGCCACTTTATCGATAGCACCAAAGCCATTTTCAACAATAAATAGCGGCTTCTGGTAACGTTCATACAATACGCTCAGTGAATAACGCAAGCCGACGGGATCGATCTGCCATCCCCAATCGGATGCTTTTACATGTGGATTCGGTACACTGCCCTCAAAGCCAGAAAGGGAGTTGCCGCTACCGGGATTAACCGCAGAAACTGCGTTACTCATGTAATAGCTTAAGCCCATGTAATCGGCGCAGCCCTCACGTAGAGTATCAAGGTCGCCCTCTTCCATATTGATAGTGAAACCGCGGCGCTCCCATTCATTCAGAATATATGAAGGGTAGTAACCACGCATGTGGACGTCACCGAATAGATAACGCTCACGCATAGCCTCCACCGAATACATCATGTCATCTGGATGGCAGGAGAATGGATAGAGCGGCACCATTGCAACCATACACCCGATTTTGAACTCTGGATTAATAGCATGGCCCAGTTTGACTACTTTGGCACTAGCGACAAACTGATGATGCAGAACCTGATACATCGTTTCTTCAGGATTTTCTTGCTCAGTGAACACCACACCAGAGCAGCAGTAACCAAATAGTGGATATTTCCAGTTACGTTGGTTATTGATCTCGTTGAATGTCATCCAATATTTGACTTTGCTTTTGTAGCGCTCCATGACCACTTCACTGAATTTCACGAAAAAGTCGACCACTTTCCGATTTTTCCAGCCACCGTATTCTTTAACCAAGTGCCACGGCATTTCAAAATGAGATAGCGTAATAACCGGTTCGATGCCGTATTTCAGCAACTCATCAAACATATCATCGTAAAATTGCAGACCCGCTTCATTCGGTTGCAGCTCATCACCTTTCGGGAAAATACGCGTCCAGGCAATGGAAGTACGGAAGCATTTGAAGCCCATTTCGGCAAACAGCGCGATGTCTTCTTTATAATGACCATAAAAATCAACCGCTTCATGGTTTGGATAGCGATACCCCTCTTGCACACCATCAGTCATAACTCGGTCAACACCGTGAGCGCCGCCGGACAATACATCGGCAATGCTTACACCTTTGCCGCCTTTATCCCAGCCGCCTTCAACCTGATGTGCCGCAACTGCGCCGCCCCATAAAAAATCTTTCGGTAATTGTTTGTGGCTCATAACTCTCTCCCTTAATACTGTGGGCAATTGTTCACCCTGGAAATAAAAATCAATGGCGGATAATTAACCCGCCCGAACATTAAATATTCTAGCCTTGATTCATTTGTGCCTGAGCAATAGGTGCTTCAGATGCTTTAGCACTGCCTGGTTGTTCCACATTCTCTGGTTCATCGGTAAACCCAACCAGCCAGGTGAAAACCGCTCCCAAGACGAAAGCGACGGTAATAGACAGCAGAAATCCCAAGAACTGTGCCATATGCCCTTCTTTAAAGAAGACCGGCAACACCGCAATGCCCGGCAGGCAATAGCTCCATGACACCGCATTAAAAGACCCCGCGATAGCTCCACCAATCCCCCCTGCGGCGCAGCTGCATAAGAAAGGTTTCTTCAAACGTAATGCCACACCGTAAATAGCAGGCTCGGTAATACCGAATAAAGCGGTAATCCCCGCGGACAATGAAATTCCTTTCATTTCACGGTTACGCGTTTTTAAGTAAACACCAAACATGGTTCCGGCCATGGCAAAGACTGCGGAGGCTTGCAAGCCGGTAAAAGTGTCATAACCCAATGTCGCATAGTTCCCTACAGTGACCGGAGTGATGCCCCAATGAACACCCAATGTGACCAGTGGCTGCCAGAATGCACCAACCATAAACCCTGCTATCGCTGGGCTGAGATTATAAAGTGTGTTGTAAACGCCGCCAATTGCCCCACCGATCAAGTTACCCACTGGGCCAAATACCAACAAGGTTAAGGGCACCATAATGGCAATACAGAACATCGGGGTAAACAGGTTACGCACCACCATTGGCAGTACTTTTTCAAAGAAGCGCTGCACATAAGACATGGCCCAAACCATCAAAATAATCGGGATAACCGAGGCGGTATAGCTCAGGTATTGCACGGGAATACCGAAGAAATCCAAGGTGGGTGATGATAATGGAATACCAGCAATAGTATTCAAAATGTGGGCAACCTGCGGATTATTTAGCGCTTCATGCATCAATTGCTGAACGGCAGGGTCTGCGGAATTCACCGTAACAATTTTATTAGCCGTCAGCATGTTCATATAATCAGGGCTAATCAACGCACAAGCAGTAATTACGGCGGTAAAAGGATTAACATTGAATTTTTTGGCCGCAGTAAAAGCCACCATCACAGGTAAGAAGGTAAATCCGGTCCAGGAGACAAAATTTAAAATTCGATACGTACCGCTGGCGGCATCCATCCAGCCAATCGCAGCCAGGAAAGAAATAATCCCTTGTAAAATACCGCAGGCGGCCAGTGGATAAAGGAAAGGTGCAAAAATACTGGAGATAATATCCATCAACCGGCTAACGATACCGACTTTAGGTGCTGCCACCGGTGCACTTTCATCGATATTAATCAGGTTCGTGACATGCTTATAGGCATCGCCGACGTGGTTACCGATAACCACTTGCATTTGCCCACCCGCTTCAATAACGGTAATAACCCCTTTAACACGATTTAATTTTTCCTTATCGACAGTTTTATTATCTTTCAATATAAAACGTAAACGTGTTGCACAATGTGTGACGGTAATCACATTATTATCACCACCAATATACTTAATAATTTCTTGGGCGGTTAATGCGTAATCAATTGCCATTATTAATCTCCTGTCACGAATGCTGAGTATAAGATAAACAGAATGTTATCGGATTATTATTAATATTTTTTCGATTGAGACTGGAGTTTAGCAAAAAGAAAGATGAAGTCACGATATAACAAAAACCATGAATTGGAATATGTAACATGTAAAAAACACCCTGTTTTATTGGGTGTTTTTATTAACTAATTGAGGGAGTTTTTTGCCTATAGTTTCAATAATATATAAAACGGGGATCTGAGTAGTAATATTATATTGACCTTCTAATACAATAGGAGGCATGTGATAAGAGATATTTAAATCAGCCATCTTAGCCAAGGTCGAATTATCACTATTGGTCAAGCTAATAATCTTGCAGTGTTGCAGGCTAAACTGATTGGCGATACGGATGATTTCTTCCGTTTCACCAGAAACAGAGAGGATAATCGCAATCGCATCCTGATACATATCACTATTGATTGGATAATAAGGATCATCGATATAAGTGCTGTATTTTCCTACATTAGAAAAGAAACGTGCACTGTATTTTCCTAATGCACCCGATGTTCCTATTCCAACAAAAATAATTCTACGTGTAGCCGCTATTTGCGCGGCAGCGCTCTCAATAAGTTCGTCAAACTCACTATTATTAATACTTTTGAAATAGCTAATTATTTCGCTAATACCGAAACTGACCGGTGGTTTTTCGTCATGTTCTAAATAGAGTTTAAAACGAACACGAAATTCAGAGTAACCATCACAATTCATTTTTTTACAAAAACGCAAGACGGTGGTAGTAGAAACACCCGCGGCGTCTGCCAACTCCCTGATGGTCATGTACATCACTTTATCAGTATTCTTTATGATGTAGTTATAGACGATCAATTCCAGTTCGTTCAGCGATGATATTTCTTTATAGGTAAACATACTGGTACCTGAAATCCCGTTAGATGCCTGAAACCATGGTACAAATACCATGGCCCGAGATAGATGAATTTAGCATGAAATGCAGGAAGTAACGAGGCAGTTATTGCAGATTGGTTCCGCCATTTATTGTGCTTACGTTTGCTGTTGTAAAAGTAGACGCTGCTGCGCAGGAATATATTTATAGATAGTTTTGGGTGAGATATCGAGCACTAAAGCAACCTGATGTAAACTAGCTCCATTGGCAAACATTCGTTTGGCCCTTTCAATAACTTCATGTGTCATTATCCTGCGGCGGCCGCCTATTCGTCCCTCAGCTCTTGCAGCAGCCAAACCTGCAAGAGTGCGCTCAACTATTAATTCGCGTTCCATTTCAGCTAATGCAGACATAACATGAAAGAAAAAACGGCCCATAGCGGTACTGGTATCAATGCTATCGGTCAAGCTGCGAAAATGCACTCCACGGTTTTTTAACTCTTCTATCAGCGCAATTAAGTGGCGAACACTGCGCCCTAATCGATCGAGTTTCCACACAACTAATGTATCTCCCTCGGACATGATGTGCATTGCTCGTTTTAAACCCGGTCGGTCTGACGATTTCCCGCTTATTTTATCCTCAAAAATCTGTACGCAATTTGCACTAATTAGTGCATTACGTTGTAACTCTGTATTTTGGTCACTTGTTGACACCCTGATATAGCCTATAAGCATCTTATTTCCCTCATAAAATAAGTGAAGTTTGTCGCAAGTAAGCTATAGGAAAAATGAACCAGTAAATATGAAAGTCTAAAAAACCTTGGTTTGGGCGATGTTGCGCATCTTCCGCAACTTACTGGTATTGTTGGCGCATCACGCAATGCAAAAATGAGCATTCCAGCTGCTTCAACAACCGCGACATTTACTGTTGATGAAATAATTGTTCAAACCGCATTAGGTGGGGAACAATACAAATTAAGTAACTTCAATAAGATAATTAATCTTGCCACCAGTGGTGCCGGTGGAATGGACATGGGTACTGTGCCGGTCATTGGGTTTATTGCTCTGTACGCTATTTACAACCCCACAACTCATGTGTCTGCATTGCTGGCTGTTAATGCCACATCAGCAGCGGCACCTGAAATCTGCGCTGGAGTTATGCCACCCAACTACGCGGCATCAGCCCTTGTAGGAGTACAGCCCATTGAGGCAGGCAAATTTAAGGTCTGTCTGCTCACTGGCAGACATGTTTCATTTCCACGGCTTATTGCTATAACAACATCCTCATCAACATCAAATACCGCTGTTCGTCTTTCAATATCAGCGATTACACCCAAGAATGCTTTAAAAATTGCGGGGGTCATACAAGCCGGTGGGGGAAGTACCATTACGTCATATTCATCCCTCCAAGTTGGCAGCGACTCTAACATGTGTGGTGGTCAGGAAGTGAGGCTGGGGGTTCAAGCCGGGACGGGTTCGGATGTAGTTGGTAATTTCATGATCTATCTAAATGATCCTCAAGCCTTGTATTACATACATAACACAACAATGAACAGCTCAACTGTATGCACTATCTTTATTTCTAGCTACTCATTTTAAGGGGTGAGCATGACAACTATATTTGTTGATTTTGCAGATAATGCAGATACTGTTATTAAGAGTGCGTTTGGTAGCCCTCAATCCCCTGAATGGTATCATCACCTTGGAACAGTAGACGATGATGATCCTCGGTATTTAGCGTTTATGGAAAGGGTGCAATTCATTGGGTTAAACAGTACAGATGACCGGGCTTGATGCCCGGTTCTGCTTCGCCATTAAAGAACGTCAGGCCAAATAATATCAGGTGCTTTTGATGTATCAATCCGCATCAAAGCAACTCGATATTTACGCCACGATGCAAGCGCTGTTATCTCTTTATCGCTAGCGCTCCCGTCATCAACCGCATCTTGTCGCCATTCAATTTCTGAATCAACAATGGCTTTTAACTGGATCTTTTTAGCATCAGCATTGGCAACTAATTCCTCGTGGGTTGGCGGTGGTAAATCCACCCATGCGGGGCGTCCACCGATAACACCGAGCATTTTCCTCAATGGGGGAGACTGCTTCCAATATGTAGAAAGTTCTTCGTCTGTTACATCAATTAAATCGACAGGTAATCCTATGTCATAGCTACCGTCATCAATCATATTTTGTGCGTAAAATGTTTTTACTGAAGCGCTAAATTTTGCTTTCATTTTAATATCCTATGACTAAAAAGTCACCAGCCAATGTTTGTCCGCCAGATGAACTTTGAAGATAAACAGTCACAACAGAATTGTTCTTTGGGTTACTAGAGACAGCACCAGTTAAGGGTACCCCCGTGGCAGCAACACATGAACAGGTCAAGAGATGTGCAGTCGGGAAAGGAACAGGTAGCGTAATATCAAAGGTAGATATTACCGCGCCAGTATTACCAATCTTACGGAACCATTGTATGATTATCCCTCCTGGGACATCAGGAATTCGAATATAATCAGCGTTTGAAAATATCCGCTTACTAAAAATACTCATTAACCCAACTAGCGAAACCAACTTATCCGCTGTTCCCACCTGCATTTCCGCATTTGATGCAATTCCCTTTTTAGCCGCGTCGCCCAAACCAAGGTTTGCGAGAGTTTCGGCGACCGCTGTGGGACCGGCATTCTTAATTTCTTTAAGATGGTTCGCAGCCTGAAGGAAATCACTATTATCAATACCATTACTGATCAGCTTTGAAATGGCAGTGGCCACTTGGTTAAACTGAGCACTATCCGCATCAATATCAGCGGCAGAAAGCACACTCATCAATTCTCGCTGAATTGTATTAAACCATTCAGCCGGTAATATCGTTGGGGGAACACCGCCGGCGACATTGCCGTCGGTAAACTCGCCGTGACTGTCGGCGCGTGTATTAGGAATATCTCCAATTTTTTGCATAGAAAATCCTCACCCGTTAAGGCGCTAAAAATGAATAAAGGGATTAGTTAACTAACGTAACCGAACTTCAAAATAGTATGAGATGGGTTTAGCACGGCTAAACGACATTCCAACTGTTTATTCCCCCATGTACGCAAGGGGTCACTGCAATAGGTCAAGCCACACTGGGCATAATTAATGGTGGTTTTGGGGGCCGTAATTAGCCAGGTAAAAGGCCATTCCTCACCGTTCAAAGCATCGCGACAAACTGCCATTCTGGCGCAAGCTTGCCGGTATTGAGTGATGCTGATGGAGTAACCCAGCGCCTTTGCTACGCGAATAAAATAGGCTGCAGATTGCCCTCCGATACCAAACAATTTAGACACCACCGCGCGTTGGCGCTGGATCATGCTGTCTACTTCGCCGATAGCACACGGATCCGGTAGCCCCACGGTAGCTTCCCACTCGGGTAACATTGCCGTGGCTGTTGCCGGGAAAGCAGCAGATAACAAGTCTTGTGCATCTTCATCACTGCGCCGATAAGCATGAGCTAATGCGCGCAGGACTTCAGTTTGTACCCCCTCTGGCCGCCGTGGCCAAACCAAACCCATTGGCATTAGCGCCTGCAACGCCTCTGTATATTCACTGACAGAATAGCGACTCATAGGTAACTCACTGTACCCCGGACGGGGAGTTTTCCGGTTTGCAGCTCAATGTTGGCGGCCGGAGATTGCATAAGAAACCCTCCCGTCCCTGCGATTTCACCAATTGCCAGCAACAGAGATGACCACAGAATTTTGCCACCAGGTTCCCCTTCGGTGAAAAAGACCTCATCAATAGCCGCATTAATGGCAGCGGTGGTGGCACTGTCAGCATACGAAATGCCACTAATAACAAAATCAATCGGTTGAGCAACCGGCGCACATACATACACCAGCGCAATAATTGGCTGTTGCGGATAAATACCGTCCGCCACCCGCCCCTGATCCCCGGTCGCTTTTACCTCCCCCCACTGTTCGAGGGATGAAATGCCGTCAGTACCCTGCGGGAAACCACCATAATCATTATCGTCACACATGATATAGATCCCGACAGTACCCGCGCCCATCAAGCGCCGTTTAACCCAGCATCGAGTCACTCCCGGCACCGTTAATGCCCAAGATTGATAATCTGCGTCATTACCGCCTTGTGGGATATTCTGGTAAGCCAATAACATACGAGAGCGGAATGCATCTTCGGATTCAATATCCGCCCCACCAGAAATTTTGTTCAGCGCTGTGGCCGTGGCCTGAACACCATCAATCGCAATATCCAGCGTCAGTTCCGTCCCGGCATCACTGTTACCGCGCCGCCCCCCACCAGTTGCGTCGTCTAACGAGCTGGGTAAAATCGCGATAATTTCACCCAGCGCATTGCCATCCGCAGCGATTTTAACTTCATTTTCAAGCTGATACTGATAGCCATCAGCCCGATTAAGCCGCCGCCCGGCAGGAATAATCCGCCCAGCAATGCCACTGAAACTGACATCAGTACTGCTGGCCGGAGTAGCCCCTTTACGGAACACATCCTTCAAAGCAGCCCAGGCAGCCAGGTATTCGTCAGTGGCGTTATAAGGCGTGGCCTGACGGGCAATATAATCCAAATAGCCATAATGCAGATGCGCCATTCCAGCATCGGCGTCGCTAATCACACCGATATTAGAAAAGCGCAATAAATTGCCGCCTGTTTTCAGTTCCGATTGAATATAGGACTGATTTCGTTGTCGTAATTCGTTTAAAGTGGGTCGATTAAATGGCATGAATTACTCCTCCCATACCCATGAGAATTTTATTGATGACGGATGAACCGATGATGGGGTTTTACCCGGTTGTTGATAATCAATCTGCAACAGCAATTTGTTGGGGAAAATAATTTGAGCACGCGTGTTGATGGCCGCGACAACACCATCCTCGATCAGCCAGGCCAATGCTTCTGCGGCGTAATCTTCCGCTTTGATAGCTATCTGGGAGGTCAATTTTTGCCGCCGCAGTAGCCAAAGTCGTGAGCCAATAGCCGATGGCGCGCCACTGTCACCCCACCAGCCCCGACGATCCTCACCATCAATGTCATCATCAACTCGTGCTAATCGGTCAGTGAATAAACTCAGTAAAATAGCGGTATGCAGGTCGTCGCCATCCAGCAAGCCACCATTACCCGCTTGCCAGTCGCCCAAAGAAGCATCGACATCCCAAATGGTTTTAATATCTGTTGTCATCGCACCACCTTAGCGGGTGTTTCACTGGTGAGAGTGGCACTGCCCGACTGCACGTTTTTGAGCTGATGATTGTGGTTGTTGTAAGTGTCGCGCAAGGTTTTTAGCGTAGTCGAATTGCTTTCAGCGTTATCGACGATATCGCCACTGACCTCGAGTAGCGGGGTGTTTAGCCGTACTTTTACCGATGCATTTACCGTCACTTCCGTAGCATTGTTGACGGTCACCGGCTGATTATGGGCTTCAATCGTTACGCCACTTTTCGTCAATTTAATAAACTGCCCCCATTGAGAATAAATGACAGTTTCCCCGGCATTTAGCCCCATGTGGCGGTAAGAGGCGTGGTTAGAGGCAACAATCATGCCGCTGGAACGATCACCGCCGAGGAAGCCAATCACCACATCACTTCCTGCGGGTAATCCCGACGAAAAACCAAACTCCGCTAATCGAGGTGTATCGCTATGAACCTCCAGCGCGGTCTGATATTGCACCGTTTGCACCCCATCACTGTCATCAAAAGCGGTTACCCGGCCAATGCCCAACAACATTTTTATCTGTCGGTACAGGGTCGAGAGTTGTCCACTGACATCATTCATGGTTAATCCCCTGTTTCATTTGATTTTATAAGGCTGGACAGCAAAGGCTTCCGGTGGCATCAACGTCATGTTTGCTACCGTCCCATTGGCGTCTTTTATATAAGTCACCGCAGATAACAACCACAGCTTATCCGTTAACCCCATAGCTGGAATAGTAATAGGGATCAGTGAGTTGGTTTCCCATAACTGATTATTCCTGTCACGCCAGTTATCGACTTGTACATTGAGGACTTTGGATCGACCGTTATTACGGTTAATGTTCCAATCGAGACTGTTCCTCACCAAATTCTCGGAATTCATCGTACTTTCGACGATGATAATTTTATTGCGATGGCGATTCGGGAACTGCTGCGCTAACTCGGCATCCTGAGTTCTGACCAAAATCGAGGCATTGTTCCCTCCCGAAGCCGAACGGCGGGCAACGCTATTGCTGGAAAGCGAGACGCCGGTGTAATCCACAAAGCGCTGATGGGTGTCGGTATGCAAGTTGGCACTGAGGATATTGATACCCTGCGCCACGCCGCTGGCGGCTTTACGTTGCCCGACACGGGTGAGATATAAATTGCCATCCGGCTGGTCGTAATAGAGCAATGCCGCCCAGCGAGTGATATGTTCAATCACCGCTTGCGCCGTTTCCCCCCAATTAAGGGTGAATTTAGGGACTACTGCCATATCAGGAATATCTGAGGTGACCTTGATGCCGTAAGGTGCTGCCAGTTTTTGCGCAATCTGCAATACCGTCGATTGGCTGATAACACTGTTCGGCCATTCAGCGGAGCAATCAACCAAATCTTGGCATTTACCTCGTCCTGTAGCGGTAACCTCATGGGTGGTGCCGGAAATTTTGTTATCCCAACTGTCGATATAACCAGTGAGAACAGCGTCATTTCCCAACTTAACCACACACGAATCACCGGGATTGACCCACTGTTGCCCTCCGCTGGCGGGATAGCGGTCCATCAATGACAGTTCAAAGCTGCTGGGTAATTTTTCAATGCTCCGGGTCACCTGAACTTTGCTCCAGCCGGTTATCGCCCTGCCTCCCACTTCCAGCGTTAAGTCATCACTTAGGCGTTCATCATTCATAAGTTCAATGCCTTAAATCGGGTAGGCATAAATGCCGGATGAATTGGATTGGCCATTTTCACCAGTCCATCCCCCCGTGATGCATCCTGATATAGCCGGTTTGCCAGCATCAGGGCGGGCAGAGATCGGTTAAAACTGACCTCGCCCACCCGCGACAAATTCGCACCAGCTTGCTGCAAGAGCAGGACGATAGATTCCCGCATCAACATCAATTCGCTGTATGTCTCATCATTTCCCCGGTTAGCGGCGACCAGTGCCGTGGCGTCAATAACGTCACAGACTCGCCCGAGCACGGTGACCGCATCGTCATAGTTTTCTGGTTGATATTGTGCCGCTGCGCAGACCATCCCACCGGCGCACAAGGTCATCATTAAATGATGGCTGGCAGCAGCAACTGCCCGATCACTCTCATGACTTCGGAATGTATCATCTTGAGTTACCGACAGATTTTCCATCATGCGGATAATATCTGGTGTGCTGATACCGCTGTTCTGCACAGTATTAACCACCGCTAACATTTTCTCGCCATGACTATCTATGCTGTTAGCATCAAGGAATTCATTCACCGCAGTGTTTACCGCCGCCTGCCCTTCGACGGTAAATGCCAGCCGTTGCGCCACCAGCAATGAAAGGTTCGTGGTGTCTTGTTGCTGATTGACCGCCGCCGTCGCTCCCGAACTGCTCCCGCCCACGGTGCCGTGGTTGTAGCGACCATAGCGGTTACGGCCAAAAGTGGAGCGCAGCGCATTTCCCAGGTTACTGGCTTCATTGGTAGTGTTTGTGACCATTCGCCCCCAAAATGCAGCCGTGTTTTTCAGTGTTTTTATCGCCTGTGTCGCCGAGCGCATTTCCCCTTTCACTGTGGAGATAAAACCGGCAACAGCTTTGGCACTCAGTCTCAGCCAGGATGATTGCACTGATACGCCCATTTCAGCGGCACCGGTAATGGCAAAGGCGCGCAAGCCAGATTCGACCACCGTTAAGGTGAATGAGAATATCCGCCCCCCCGCAGTATCTTCATCGATTTTCAATTCACTGATACTGACCGTCATTTCACCCAGTGTTGGGTGAACCAAGGTTCCAGCCCCTGGCATTTCGCAAGCAGCTATCAATGAATCACGCTGTGTCATTACATCTGGTGCGGTGTAAATCTGGCTGTTTTGCACCAAAAAACCTGTCAAGACGATACTGCGCGCACTGCGCCCCAAATCTTCGATATAGCTGGTGTCACGATAGGGGTAGCTGTGCACCACTTGGCGGCGACCAAAAGTACCGATGCTTTTATTAATGACAAACGGAACACCACGAAATGAGGCCTGATGCAAATGTTCCGACCATTGCCAGCTGTCGTCACCGCCGGCTAATAGCGCAGATAAGGTATTACCGATAAATGACATTTCTTTCTCCTGTTCAGAACTCTGACGATAGAAAGCAAAAAACCCGCCAAAGCGGGTTAATACAAAGAGTGGGTATAGCTGACTAAATTACATCGGCATCGCCATGGCGTAGGTAATTCTGCCACCGCCCTGCCCCAGTACTACTGAAGTCTCTCCTGTTCGCCCATCGATTAATGTCAGTTCTATCTGCACGCGGTTATTCTGCATGGCGGTAGCAATGACATCGGCAATAGCCGTGAAATTAAAATCACTCATTTGTTCAGCATAAATTGGTGATATCGAGGCAGGAGGAGCGACGATATTGCTATCTGGATAAATAGAATGTGAAGGTAAAAGAGAATATGGGTTTTCGCCATCTGATTCAGCTAGTCTATTATTGCTCCAGGTATCACTAACATCCTTATCAAATATATTTTCATCTGAATGAGGTTCACCCCCCAAATTAAAACTATTAATTAAAGGATTAGATTCTGTTTGAGATGATTTATGTACGAGGAAAGATCCAATATCTTTATAACTGTTCTGAACCGCACTTTTGGCATGATAATAATCTTGGAATTTCTTGCGAAATCCATCAGTCATGAAACCGCTATTAAGCATAATGCTTTCATACCAATTAAGTTGCCGTTTGAAATCATCATTATTATATGCCCAGCGCATTTTCTCCGACTCATCACCACTGATTACGCCCATCGTGCGCATAATTGAAAAATTATCTGGGCCGCGCGTGAGTAAATCAGTTATGCCACCAATACCATCAGCTATTGAGCCATCAGAGACCGCTATTTTATAGTCAAAGTTAGAGACTTTTCCTTTCAGGCCATCCCAAGCCACACCTAACTCTGTCGTCTGACTATTCAATTCACTCAGGCGTGCATTGAGTTCGGGATCGATAGTCAAACCAAAATCAGACGCTTTAGTCAGTAAATCATTTAACCGCACTCCTTCTCTCAATAGTTCAATGGAGTTACTGTCTAAGCCAAGGGTCTCAATCAGTTTACTTTGTGCTTTCGGAGCCATTTGCGGAAAATCCCTGGCAATATTCATCATTGTTGCAGGGACGTCTGCGGTACCATTTTCATTGCTAATAATGTCAAAACCATACTCTTCTAACTGCGCCATTCCCTGAACATTTTGTCCCCATAGCATGTTATTCAAATTACTATAGAGTTGCTCCGTTGATTTAATTGCAGCTATTTTCTCAGCACCGCGAATACGCAGAGCGCCGCTAATCTGACTAAATTGATCAATGGGTGCACTAACATTTTGTGCAGCCTTATTTATGTATTGCGCTTCATTTGATCCTTCATCAAGCCACTCCACTCCCGCAATTCCGGCATTAACAACCATATTTGGGCTACCAACCAATTTATAACCAGAATATATTTGAGGCGGTATTTTTGATAATGAAGGAACCCCACTAGCATTGTATTTATTAGCCATTTTTGCCAGCCTTAATATTATTAATCCGCTCGGCCTGCTGGCACCACCATATTAAATTACTGTAGGTCAGGGACCAGGCATCGCCCGGCCCCCAGCTATAGTAGTAAGTGACGTCAGCGATTATTTCGCGCCATCGTCCCCCGTTGGGGAGTAGGCTAAAAAACCCATCATGTAAACCTCGCAAACTTTGTAGTCGGTGAAAGCCATTTTTTTAATCGCCTCACGCGGTACCCCAGATACCAATGCAATCAGTAATCCCATACCGCTAAGCGAGCCTGCCTTGGTTTGCTCATCGTAGAATTGCTGTACTTGCAACAGTGTCGGCTCGCTCAGTTCAACGACCTCATAGGTGGTCTTGGTAGCCTCATGCGAAATGGGTTTAACCAGTGAAATGGTTTTACTGCGTTCCAGTTGTGACATATCAGTTCTCCGTCACCGAGCCGCCTTCCCAACTGACATCCACCGTACCTTCAGTGCTGTCTACCAGCAAGGTGCTGACCGACCACATACCACTGCCGATAATAGTTTTGCCATTTGCCAATTCGCACACAATATTGACATTGGTTTGATCATTGAAGTCACTGATAGAAACGCCGCCACTGTCCCGGATGGTGCAAGAGATTGACGGCGCGACCACGGTTTCTTTATAACCGTGTATTCCGTCCATTCCCATCACCGTTTCGCGCTTGACCTTTGACGGACTGTATTTGAACTGACCCGCCACCATAACGGTAATGCCATCGACCGTGACATAGGCTGTACCCGCCAGGCGATTTGAAGTATTGCTCATAATTTATTTCCTTTTTTATGCTGAAAGAGCCGACTGTTAAGGAACCGACTACTTGATGATCGAAAAGTTAAGCCGTTGCTTGCAGGCGGAATTGATTGAGTACTGCGAAAATACGCAGCTGATTAATCAGCACACCAGTCCACAACACATCGACCCGATTTGGGTTGCTGGCACTTTTCTCGACAATCAAGCCACGGGCAAAACCTTTGGCATCCTGAACGTAGCCGTTAAATTCTAGTGTCTGATACTGGGCAATCAGCTCGGCACGAATAACGTTAGGAGTGATAATCGCCGAACCCGCTGCGAAACGGGTGCCATCAGCAGCCAACTTCATACGTGCAAATTTAGATGTCACTTGTGTGCGCAAGTAACGGGTGACAAACATCAGCAAGAACAGCGTTTCAATTTGTAGATAGCTATCATCCTCAGCGCCGTATTTGTTGGTCTGATAGGTAGTAATGATGTTTTCCACTTGCACTGTACCGTCATCCGCCACTGTCACCGTGGAAATGCCGCTATGCAGCAGGTTATTGCGCTCCGTCAAAGTAAAACGGCTGGACAATGGCGGGGCCAAAACACCGTTAACCGCCAGTGTTTGCAGCGGACGGCCAGGATCATTACGCAAACTCTGCGCAATAGCACCGACATAAGCTGCGGACCAAATATGCGCAGGAGTCGGAGAATGGTGAATCCCCAACAGTGAGGCGTGTTGGTCATTACGCAACTCACCCGCCGCAGTCAGTTGTCCATAAGTGCCAGACTGAGCAGCAAAACTGTGGCCGTACAATTGCTGACTGTAGCTCCAACGCCCAGTGCTATCAGAAAGGAAGGCCTTGAGTGCATCCAGAGACACCGTATCGGTATACGGATTGATGATGAAATCAAAGGTGCGATCCTGCAAATTCGCCAAGCCGCCGGCCAAGTCGGGTGCCCCTGTACCGCCCGCCATTGGAGTTAGCGTTAGCACCAGGCTATCAGGTGTTGATTCGCCGCCAGCGCTGCCGAGATAGTTCAGGCGCAGGTCGATATCATTGCCATGAGCGCCTTTATTTTTCGCGGCTAATACCACTACCGCACCTTCAGATACCATTTCACCGGTATGCACAACGCTCACCGGCAAGTCAGGTTTGCTCTCAATGGCAGCCGCCAGCGCGGCGGCAATGGTGTTGACATCATCAGTTGCAACTACCGTGGTTTGTACCCGAATGCCGCCGATATACAGTGAAATAACTCCAGTGGCCGCGGCTGGCGTAGTCACCGTAATTTTACCGATGGCGGCCGTCATGCTATCTGCATCATTCAGTGGTAAAAGATACACTTCACCCGCTGTATCATTAGCCAGATAAGCGGCTATTTGCCCATGCAACATTGAACCGGCACCCGCCAAAGCAGCAGTTGTGGCGGTTGATGAAACCAGTAGCGGCACATTGGCTGGCAACGTACTTTCCGGCAATGTTTGCCCGATAATCAGCGTGCGCTGGGTGGTACTCGCCGTGTTGGCTTGGGAATTATCAAACTCCGCAAAGAATAATGGCGTGCGCAGGTTACTCGGAATATTAGTGAAAGGAATGGTCATAGTTTTGTACTCTCCGTTGTTAACACTTCAAATGCAGATACCACTGATTTAACAGAGGCTTGCACCACATCACCGTCTTGAATGCGACGGTGCCAAAATGCGTTATCAGGGACCTCTGAGCCAGATTCAGGCAATAAGGTGCCCTTGACCGGGTCGCGCACTGCGCGGCCAGCCGTGGGTTTTACGAACATAGGGTTACTCCGGGAAGGTAATGGCTATCAAGGGTTCAGTCGTGCCATCAGGCATATGCATCGTGACATCGATGCCCTCCAGTTGGGGCGTTTCCAGTGGAAAGAAATCCTCTGGCCCCTGGTAATACTCAAGGTCTAACTCCACTTTTACTTGAGCAAAATGCTGTTCGCTGCTGGTGTCGATACCCATAGTGGTTCGTACCTTGGCAAACTGCTGTATCTGGCGGGTCAACTCATAGCTGTTAATCACCGCCCGTTGAATTTGCTCACACAAACGTTCAAGCGCCGATGCCGCTTCGGTGACCCTATTTTCTGCCTCGCTCAGTTGGATATGCCCGCTAATTTGCAATGTCGTCATCGTCTTGAACTGTGGTGCATTGCGGCCGATCGACTCTTTCACTTCCATTGGCGTTTGTAACAAAATCGCTGGATATAGCGTTACTGGCCATACATCCGTTGAATAGACACGGCCTTCCGCATCTGTTTTGCCCATTAACGCGACGGCCGCCAGTTGCCTGATTTGAGCTGCATTCATGATTTCACCCGATAAGAAATGAGAATTCCGGCATGAAAATTCGCTGGATATTCTTCTGAAAAATAATTGCCCCATAGAGAGATAACTACGGCACCTCCTTGCGATAACGGCTATTTATCTGGCTATTACGCCACTGGATAACCTCATCCAACCGCCCTTTACAAATACGGAGCGCTTGTTTAAGTGTCATGGCATATAAAGCACTGTCACTCCATGTTGTGCCGGTAAATTCAGGAATTTCACATTGCGTCATTGCCGACTCTGGTGGCAATAACAGCGGGGGTTTGATTAACGATGGAGGCGGCTTATTCCCGCAGGATGTCAATGCCAGACTCAGGCATACGGCTAGCAGCACAGTTGTCATTTGCTGTCGCCAACGTAAATCGTTTGAGGCGGTCCTCCGCTTCATGTCGTAACCTCCTCTCACTTTCCAGTTGTCGGGCAACAGCCGCGCGATTAGCGGCCTCGTTCAACTGATAGGCATCAATGATGTCACCTAGTGTTTGATTAACTACTCGTTCACTCTGTAACTGGGCCTGTTCTTGCTTCTGCTTGGCGCTGAGGCGATAAGTATTTGCCATCAACCCCATGAGGAGCAGCGTCAGCAATACCATAATGATGACTCGTCGGTTCATTTACCCTCCTTGGTTTCCATCAGTATTGGTGTCATGTCAGCCCTCCATTTTGCGTAATGCGTCATGACACACCGCGATAGCGGCTGGAATACTGTCCACAGCTTTATCACGCAGGAAATCGCGCAATATTTCGGTTCTACGTTGTTCTTCTTTAATTATCGCGTCTTTTTCTCGTAAATTGACGTAATAGGTTTTGACAGTAAAAATCACACTAACCAGGGTACCAAGAATAAAGATGTAATCCTGTAAACTCAGAGCCGAGAATAATGCCAGTGCCCCAGTCCACCAATACGGAAGCTGACTTTGTTCATTCATTTATAACCTCCCTCTCTGATACACTGGCGTGTAAAACCAACAGAAACAGGAAAGCCCCGACAATGCGGGGCTTTCCTGTTATTCAATCAGTGTGTTACTAACCAGTGATATCAGACTAATACACTTTTTGCGGACCGCGTTAATGTTTTTTTCACTATTTTTAAATTTATTTTTCTGCTTCATGAATAAAAATATGAAAATAAAAAAAATCCCGCAATAGCGAGACTTTAAATTATTATTCCTGCGGAACTCATAAACCAGTGCTATCAGACTAATACACTTTTCGCGGACCGCACTAATGTTTTTTCATAAAAATGGATATTTTCAATAAACGGATCCATTTCTAATTTTACATTCAACATTGCCAGGCAACCATCAATAAAACCTTCAGCCATTTGTATATTAATTCTGATCAGCCTTTCATCTCTTTTTTGCTGACGTGCAATAGCACGCTTTGATTGATTCAGTACATAATGGCGAATAATTAATTCATATTCATCTGGGCGATATTGTTTTAAGCGGGCAACACACCCATCGACCACTAAACCATCATCATCGCAACATGAAGCTTTGTTTTTAGAAGTATCAGCCAGGAGTCCTTTAAACCCCGCAGCAATAGATGAATAATCCAGCCCAGAACTGTATCTTGCCCATACTCCCCAGCGCGCCAACACCAATTGAATATCTCTCATGCTCTGGCTTTTCTGGCTATGGCTGCCAGCTGCGTTGCCGTTTATTGAACTCATTTATAACTACTCCACAAAAGGCGGGGTCAAGGAATGACGCCTCAGCCTATCGATTGCTCAACAACGGAAACCACCGATAAATCTGGCTGCCGTCCTCTTGTGCGAACCAGAGCAACTCATGCCGCAGATGCCTCTGACACTGATCACAGAGCCTGTTGCCGGTGCGATTACATGCGTTTCTCTTATACATTTCGATTGATTATTACCGCAAGTGATTTTATAGTCAATACCGCAGGTGATTGGATATTATTGCTAACGGTAATAAAATTGACTCATGAAAAAGAAGCCATTGACGCCAGAACAGTTAGACGACGCTAAACGGCTGAAAGAGCTGTTTAATGCCAAGAAAAAAGCACTGGGTATATCCCAGGAGTCTGTCGCGCATGAGTTAGGGGTGGGCCAAAGTGCGGTGAACCAATTCCTAAACGGTATAAACCCGCTCAATGTGACCAATGCAGCTGCTTTTGCCAAAGTGCTTAATGAGCCTATTAGTAGTTTTAGTCCTTCTTTGGCAACAGAATTGGCAAAAATGGCTGAAAGTTTGTCTATCTCATCCCCAAACCGACTCAATGACAAACCCACAGGGACAGTCGCTAACAGTTACCCGTTAATCAGTTGGATTAGCGCAGGAAATTGGTATGAGGCCATAGAACCCTATCAATTACGTGATATAGAAATTTGGCCTGAGTCGACCAAAAATGCGCATGACAGTGCATTTTGGTTGAGCGTAAAAGGTGACTCCATGACTTCACCGTCAGGAATCAGTTTTCCGGAAGGAATGATTATTCTGGTCGATCCGGAAAAAGAACCCATGCCAGGTAACTTTGTTGTCGCCAAATTAACTGACGATAATGAAGCGACATTTAAAAAATTAATTGTTGATGCTGGCGTTAAGTATTTGAAACCATTGAATCCTGCTTACCGTTTAATTGAGCTGAATGGCAACTGTAAGATACTTGGCGTGGTGGTTGATGCCCGCTGGTTAGAGATAGATTAGCCAAAGCCACCTATTCTTAGATTTATATTAGCGTGTCAAAAAATCTAAATCATGTGTATAAACAAGAAGATAAAATCTCGCATAAAAATAACCGCAGGTGATTAGCCATTTAATCACCTGCGGTTATTTTTTATATCACTAAAACAATCATTTAACCTCATTTCACATTAAAATGGCTAAAACTCGGTTGTTTTATGCCAAATATAGCTGTATATTAATACAGTATTAATCACCCAGGAAAGAAATCATGCGAGTAGAATTAATTTATGACAAACGGAATGTCGCCGGCCTGACTAACGCCAATGAAATGATTAAAGCTGAATTGACCAAACGTGTGCATCAAGTGTTTCCCGGTGCCGAGGTTAAGGTCAAGCCGATGCAAGCCAATGGCATTAATACTGATGCAACTAAACAAGAAAAATCAGTGCTCAACCGTTTAGTAGAAGAAATGTTTGAACAAGCCGATGAATGGCTAGTCCATGAGTTTTAA